GTCAGCTGAAAAACATTGTGCTCAAATACGATCCGCATGCGTTTATTGTTATGAATGAGGGCGTGACGGTTATCGGACATTATAAAAAGAAGCTGTAAAAAATGGTATTGTCGGGAATGAAAACGATGATTGGTGATTATTTGTAATTGTCCTATTTTACCAATAAATAAATCACGAGGGTTACACAAAGCCTATCGTGATTTATTGCCCTTTATCTTTTAGACTGTTCTATTTATCGCGTTTAGCACTATTGAGTTTGAGGCTTCTTTATGTTTACCTACTTCTCCCACTGTTTCAAATCTTGAAAAGTTATTTTGACGATTCTTATTAAGCGGCTCTGTATTCACGATACATATTTGAAATAATAGCGTATATCTTATCCAAAATGTTATTCCTTTCCGCTATTTCGAGTTTTGTTTCTCCCTTGAACTTCTTCTTGTAGTTACCGATGGAAATGTGATACAGATAATATAGTTGCTCATATACTTTGTGCCACACGTCCTGCTGGCTGGTATTGGTAGCTGACGCGTATTGATTGACCAGCTTTCGGATCTTGTCACGAAGCGACAGTTCCGGCACTTTCTCGGATGAAACAGAAACAGCTAAAAGCAACTTGCCGTTTTCTTCCCTTTCCTGCTCTATCGCATCAAGACGCTTTTCAACATTTTCAAGTCGTTGTTCGTGTTCAAGATTTATATTTGCTTGCATTGCAAACATCTGTGCAGAGGTGAGCGGTTTTTGTTGCTCTTTTAGAGCTTTTTCCATTGCGTTGAAGGCTGCGATATAGTCTAGCTTGAATTTAAGGGCTTTCTTCCCAGTAAAACCCATCGCCAAAAGAGTAAATCCATCACGATTCATTATAAATCGTCTTGCAGATTTTACACCTCCATTGGGCTGTGGAACATCTTCTGTATATTCCACAAACATGTTCCGAACTTTTGCGTTACATTCATTATCAGAGTTTTGCAATAAATTATCTATTGCTCTAACTACATCGTTTGGTTCTTTTTTAAACTTCTCAGCCACCAAAAGGCTGCTTGTTAAAACTTGGTCATTCTGACCTTTGAAAACAAGTTCATTCATAAACTATAATTTAAAGTTATATTGTTCTTTTAAATGTGATGCAATCGGTTATTCTTATTAAGTTTACCATAATGAATGGCTCTAATATGATTAATAATATCATTTAAGGCTTCTGAATTAATAACTTGCTCATTAGTAACTCTTATGGTTGTTATCCCCTTTTTAAGAGATAGGTAGTCCCTCTGTTTATCGTAATCTTTATTTAGAGAATGGTATCCTCCGTCAATTTCAATGGCAATTTTAGATGTCTTTATATAGATGTCATAGAAATAAATATGATTACCAATAGTTATTGATTTTTGCCTAATACATTTATTTTTTATACACTTTGGCAAATTGTTATAAAGGATAGATTCTTCTTTTGTTGAATGGGCTAATAAGTTTTCCCTATTTTTATCTATCCATTTATTTCTTTTATCTTTTACTGATTTAGCCCATACTTTTAATTCATTTCTCATGTTATCATATTTACAATATATACCGTACCCTATCCCTCACCTACCTAATATTTAATTAGGAGACTGGGTTAACATTCAGACTACATAATATATAACTGAATGTTTGTGCTGATTATACAGTTCCGCCCTCACCTACCTAAGAGTCTTATCTCTTAACTTGTATCTCGGTCTCTTGTCAAAGTGGTAAAATCTTTGTGAGTCGCCTGTCGTTGGTACGTGGAACGGAGCAGGACATTACAAGAGTTATAATCAACATAAGAGCCATTTTATCTCTCCGCTGTCAAAGTTCGGAACGGTTGGCACTGATAGAACCGATTGTATAACTGGCTTTAAATAGAAAGCCCCGTAATAGGTACGAGCTACTACGAGGCTATTCATATATAAACTCCATACAGGAGAATACTGAATCAATGTCTGGTAACATCTCGTACTTGTTACAGATGCAAATATAGATATATTTATCTGTATTCGATACAAAACAGATAATAATTAGGATATTTTAAAAATCACGTAGTGTTCACGTAGTGATCACGGAATAATCAGTGATTAATTACGGAATAATACCGTATTATTTCGGAAGAAACTGGGGTTATTTCCGAAGAAACCCAGTTATTGCATACATTTATGTTGAATCAATCCCATTTCATTGCCTTAATCCTTGCCATATTTGCCGGATCATCAGCATTTATCACGTTGCGGTCTTTAGGTATATTAACTCGCTTACGTTCTTCGTCAGACAAATAGATAGACGTTATAGAATCGGCAAGAAGTAGTTGCAGATTGGCATAGCTTATTCCCCATACAACATATTCAAAAGTCCAGCCATAACGTTCACAAGCAGAACTTATTAGTGTACCGTATATACTTTTTCCACCGAAAACGAAAGAATTATTGTCTCTTTTAGCCTTCATCGCCTTTTCTTGCCACTCTTTTTCTTTGTCAATGCCTAAATGCTTAGTAAATTGAGATATATCCCCTTCGGAAAGGACCATCACAAGCAGTTGTGCCAAACTTTCATTATCAAGTTCTTTAATAAAAAAATCACATCTTTCCTGAATCACATCATTATCAAACAAATCTTTTTTCTTATTAATTGTGTGATAGGATAATATACGGCATACAATATTTTTCTTGTCTTGGCATAGCCTTAAAGCCTCCATGTATGGATTAGCGTGTACTATTTTTAGATTTATATTCAAGGAAGACATAAGGCGTGAAATAAGATATGTTTTACCAAGAGTAATAGGATAAAGATAGAACTTTCTTTTACCCACTTTAAATCCTCTCGGAACGCTCATTATTATATCAGCAATATCCGCGTCTATATCTTTTATAGTTTCTTTCATCATCAATTATTTTTTATCGGCTATCTTCACAGACAACCGACATTAAATTATGAACAACAAATCAGATTCTCAAAAAACAGAGCGGAGATACGGACTTGAACCGTAACCTGATATCTGGATGATATATATGCAACCATTACACCATCTCCGCAAAACACGTGGGTACTACGCCCCCACGCTCGGCATTACCTATCAAAACTTAACCTCCTATACCAGGATTAGGAGCTACTTCAAACTTATCCCCATCTCCGGATTCATCTTCTGGATCACATTCAATTTTAGTTGGTGTACCAGTGTTCGGAGTGACAATAATTTTACCCCATTGAATTTGCTTTTTGTCGGAACCAGGTTTTAATGCATCAAACATATACGCCCAAACACCACCATCTGCCGTAGTAAATGTATCTTCAACAGAAACAGTAGTCTTTTCCATACAGAAACCTTGAACTTCCGGATCCTCCGGCTGTAACGCAATAGCGTAATTGTGAGCAACTACACCATCACTATCACTAATAGGTCTTTTGCGTCCCTTTGCGGCACGAATGTTGAGAGCAAGAGCATAAGTATTTTTGCCATACTTTACGTCTTCGTTTTCCCCACCTTCAATCTTGGCTTCCTGTTTATCTCCTTTGGTTGTTGTCAATTGTGTAGAATCCTCTACAGGAGTCGGAAGCTCTTCCCACTTTGGAGAACTTGCATCCAAATCTTTAATAAATATACGTGGTTTCCCCCACCCGATTACTGCCATAATTCTATATCATTTAATATAGTTAATAATTATTCGTTATTTATCTCAATATACAGTTTGTTATTAATGAAATGTTCGGTATGTCCATCTTCAAAGGTCACTCCTGTTGGAATGGTTTTCTGAGAACATTGCTTAGGTACCGTATGATACTCTTCCTCTCGTATGGAGAAAAGGAACTTACATAATTCGCATAATTTGCCTACACGGACTGTATTTCGTTCCCATTGTTTCGTATCTTCATTCCATTGGTCACTAACGTAAACATTGATATTCACATAAGCCCGTTGAATTTGACCGCACCCCTCATTAGCAAGTACTGATATGACAATATCTTCCTTGTCTGATTTGTTAGGTCTACCTCTATCACTCAATTTTCCAGTAACATTTTGTTCAAGAGCTGTACCTTTAATCTTGTGATAGACAAACTTCTGTATTTCAATGTCCGATTTCATCTAGCAATCTGTTTTTTCAGTTTTTCAAGCATCTTAGGGACCTGTTCTATAGCCCATAGCTCCGTTGATGCTAATACATCCTTGTTATCCATCGCTTCTACATATTCAGCATAATTCATTCCGGCAACAATAACAAGAACATAGTCATTGGAATATCTTCTAGCCAGTTCTTCTGCCAGGTCTTTACCGACTTTTACACCTTGTGAACCCTGCTTCACCTGATTAAAGTCCGAGTATTGGATAATACTGCCATTACGGGCTATTACATAGCCAACTGAACTACGCAAATTACCAGACTGATCATACCAACTTTTATCACCACCTCTATCACGTACCCTGATAACACATTGTTCTCCAAGATACGACAAAGCGCGTATTGTTAGCCTTTCAACCCGTTGTGCCTCCCTCATAAGTGTATTATGAATTTCATCAAGTTTGGTAGCCATTCTTATACCCATATCCTAAACCCAAATTTTACACTGAAGCTGGTAACGATGAAAACCTTTCACTTCAAATTCTCTTTCAATTTCTCCGATAAGATCAATCTTAACCCTGTCTCCAATAGTAAACGTACGACAATCACTTGGAAGATAAACCGTGTATGAATAGCTTCTTACAACACCATCCTCAAACTCTCTTTGTTCCGCTTTTCCAGCAGGTACGGCATCACAAGGTATCACGCCTTTCCATTCAGAGGAACCGGGATGATAATCGCCGTTTTCATCATCATATCCAGAACCGGATACAAGATATGACAAACGGTGGGGTTTTCTATTCAATACTGCCATTCTACAACAAGCAATCACCTACATATACCATCGGCTTTGCCTCCAGTTCTACCGAAGGCTCACCAATAGTATTGTAGATAGAGTTGACACGTAACAAAATTCGCTCTTTGTCTTTATCAGATAAAGCTCCAAAAGACTTATCTGCTTCAGAAAAATTGATAGACTGAACTAAAGACCAAAGACAATCAGCTAATGCCCCCTGATATTCGTTGGAACGAGAAACGTCATAATCAAACTCTTCATCAACTTTGAGATTACGTTTAATCATAACATTCTCTACAAAACCAGCTGGAATCGGGTAATGTATTTCGTCTATAAGGGCTTGCTGAATTGTCTTCATGGATTATGTTGTTTTATGGGATTCAACCGCTTTTTTCAACGATGCTTCGTCTGCATCACTCAATCTGTTGACTGCCGCGATAAGTTTATCATCGGAAACGGTGGAAGTCAAGTTTTTACCAGCGATTTTATTGTATTCTGTCACAAATTCTGGCTTCTTGTAAGTTACTCCCCAAATCGTAATCTTTACATCAGTAGAATCCTCAGATTCTTTCGTTGTATCTACTGTTTGAGCTTCCAGAATATCCAATGAATAAATCTGGTCTACATTCTCAATAACCGGCAAACAAAGAGCCTGCCCATTCGTAAATTCCTGCAACGGGTCTGTTTTGGAGTAACGGCTAATCAGCTTATATTCATCAACAATGGTATATTCTACTCCCTTGACAGGGTTAGTAGATTCAGCCAAAGTTCCCCATACAAAAGAACCTACATTGTCAGCAGAAGGAAGGAATATAAGTTTATTTGCGTTCCACGGCTTATAAGAAACTCTTTTACCATTCTTTTCATAAGTGACAGAACGATCAATCTTAAAGAATGAAATGCCATTATATTGATCAGAAAATGCTTCATCAAACAACGTAGAAGTGGGAACAGGCAACTTTGTTTCATTATCAAAGGTTTGCCCTCGATAACTTGCCACCAATTCCTTAGCCCATTGAGATTGACGCATTTTGTTATAGGTAGACAACGCTAACATGATAACAGAAATGCTATTCCCGTCATCGTTGGATTTACCTATAACTCTTTCAATATCATCACCTGTTACTTCTCCGGTAGTAACAACACCAAAACTATGTTCTGGCAAATAACCATAATTTACACGAAGTCCGAGACCGGAATTTTTATCATCATCACCTTCAACAATAATAACCCCATCAGACAGCCCAGTAAGGAAATTAGCTTCATTCCTTTCATCAATACCAACAGAACATGCGGTTCCGTCATCAGTTAATCGAGAAAAGATTCTGTTTTTGAGAGATTTTTGCGCTTCCTCTGTAGTGGCATTAGACAAATGTGCTTTCATGATATTAATAGCGTTGATCTGAGTTTCTCTCAGAATCTTTTTAATACCAACTTTAGGCAATTCACCACTAGAACGTGCAATAGAGTCACGTTTCTTGGGAGACAAAGGAGAATCCATAGCTACCATATCCGCTGCTACATAAGTAGTGTTAGCAGAAGTACCTTCCCATTTTTGATCAGGAGAATATACTCTGGTAAGCATAGTTTTGTGAAGATAGGTCAAATTCTTATTTGTTCCATTGATCTTTTCTTTCACATATAGGCTCAATTTGGGCCATATTTTTTTTACAAATTCAATAAATAATGATTCATTCATCTTTCACCTCCTTTTTAATCGTGTAAAAAAGCCAATTGCGGCAATGCCGTTTTTAATGCAGCCTTAATGCTGTCAATAGGATAAGGACTCGCCACATCATTTACTTCACCAGCATACATAATACCAACGAATGGCTTGTCGGCAGGTTTTGAACAAACAACAACACCAACGTATTCATGATTAGATGGCAATGATTCGTAAGCTGTGCCTGCTGAGTTAACAGGCATTGGCTTATAGGTATCGTTCTCTGTATCGCGGATAACAATATGACCGGCTTTAATTACAGACTGCTTAAATCCAGTCATGTCTAATGTCCGCCCATTCATAATTCCGCCCAAATAGTTACGAATAACAATCGAATCCATTCCGGTTAAAATCGTCTCCTGTTCGTTTACTAAATCAGCTTTTGCGCCCATTTTAATTTTACTTTTGATTAAAGGCCTTTAGCAATTGCTATAACCTCTTCATCGGTTAATACTTCATTTTTTTCTTGTTTCTTACTTCCTGCACCTGGAGGATTCCCCAAACTAGATAGTCCTGCGTCGGCACGTTCTTGGTTGTAAGATTTTAAATCTTCCTCAACTTCGGAATAGAATTCTTCAAACTCTTCATCATTTTCAAACTTCATTTTATTGAAGGATTTCAATGTGCGAGTTCCGAATGTACCAGCATCTTTTAAAAGGGTTTCAAGTTTCTCTCTACGTGTAGTGGTAACTTTTTCACCTTTCAATGCTGCGATTTCGTCATTCAGTGTTTGTACTGTCTGAACCAAACCTTTAGCCCATTCCGGAGCATCATCATTCTTTCCTTTGTTTTTGGGATTTTTGGTGTTTGAACCAGCTTGACGTCTTTGATTATCCGAAGCTCCGTCGTCGTCATCATCGTCATCGTTGTCGTCGTCATCTGTTTCAGGGTGATTTTTCTTCCATTCATCAAGCAAGCGATTGGCTTGTGACTGGCCGAAAGGCAAGTAACGTAATGCGGAGTCAATCTCTTTGTCAATTTCTGCATTTACGTCTTCATCTGAGGCATCATCTGCGGAAGTAAGGTTATCGGCAATCTTGGCAGCAATACCCTTTAATTCCCTTGAATTGAACCCGAATGCCTTCACTTTCGGTTTCAATCTCAACAATACTTGTTGTTTTCTGTCCATTGTACAATGTTTTAATTACAAAAATAGTCTGCGTAGCACGTATGCCAGCAGACTATTCGCTTAGAACTTTACTAAACATTAGAGCAATGAGTTTCGTTCAATCGTGCTAAATTGAAGCAAATCACAACACGACAAGTTCTGTGGCGTACATCTTCATACGCTTCTGATACAAAAGTAGCAAAAGTGACATAAACAACGCCACTTTTAATGTTAAACTATCATAATAAACGCACGGCACGAGAGTAATCTTGTACTTCGTGCCGTGAAACTGAATGTAATTGTACATCAGCGATTATTCTTTAAGATATTTATATGCTTTTATGTATTTGTTCAATCTGTAAAGATCCTTTTCTGTAAGTTCATTCAAACGTGTTATATCCATGTTGTCTTCTAAATCATGTAGTTTTACTTGTCTTCCTATAGGATTAAGTCTAGAGCGTTTTATGAAATCTTCATAGTTTTCATCCTCGTTGCGAGTGACAGAAAGTATAGCATCTACTATATTACGAGGAAACCCTTCCATAAGTAAATATTCAGCGGTAACTTCGGTATCTTCTATTGTATCGTGCAGCAAAGCAACAATCCTTTCGTCATCAGTAGAACATCTGTTTGAGACACGGATAGGATGGAAAATATAAGGTACCCCAGCTTTGTCAACTTGATAAAGATGCGCATCAGTTGCTATTTGAAGAGCTTTTTCTAATAAAGTACTAGTATTTGTCATATTCTGATTTTGAAATCTCTTTTCCTCCAAGAATTATATCACACACTGTATCATCGGATTGCGGAATTTCTATTTCATTACGTCCATGATGTTTTATATATGATTTTGTTTGGCCGTTATCGAAATATAAACGGATAACAGCTTCTTCAAAATCGTCAAGTAAATAAACCGTTTCGCCTGACTGTAATTTATTATATAATTCCTTCTGGTTCATTTTTATATGTAAAGATAGTGATTTTTATTGGAAATGACTATAATATTCGATTGATTTTTCAACTATTTTTTGCGCCTTTTTATCAGCTTTGTCTAATACTCGCCATTCTTCATAATATTTATGCCCCAGCCCCCCCTTCATACCTGTTTGATTTTGTATATCCTTCCAACGTTTTTCTCCAAGAATTCGTTTTGCGTCTTCCGGTTTTTCTTTGGCATAAATCATACGGTCTGTATTAACTTGAATCTCAGCAATTAATCCGTTAGATGTTTGAATATTAACTATATTGCCACTATATCCCATAAATGATTCCGGCTTTTGTCTTTTCAGTCGCACAAACGAATCGTTTTCAGATAGTTCGTTCAAGACTTGATCTATTTGTGATTTGGGAACTATGATTGTCGTCCTAACTGCGTCTTTTATATCGTATGGAGTTATACCCTCCGTTGTCGCTTTTCTTGTTATTGATGAAATGCTTTTGTAATTGATTGGAGTTACAAATCCTTTATTATTTTTAGCGATGGATTCTGCTAAACTTTGTACCTCCTTCCCAACTAAAGAAGCACGATTAACAAGCTCTTTAGCTGAATTTTCAGTATTTATATTCTGAACAATTGATTTGTTATCTCTCAAAAAATAAGGTAAGGTGTTTCTTTCCCGCGCTTTCTCAATCTTTTGTTGGTTGTCAAGTACCCATTTTTTAAATTCGTCAGGAACATCCTTTACTTCATTAATACTTTCTGTAGAAACATCGCTCAGTCCATCCCATTCCCAGAATTCTTCTTCTGTTTTGAGGATAGGGACTTTATAACATAAGTCGTTCGGGTGCCATCCTGTCCATCTGAAATCTTTAGGATATTTTCCGGCAAGTGTATCACAAATATCTCCATGTGGCATACGGTTGTGATGAGAGGAACTTAATTTAATTTCATATCCTACTACGAAATCCATTTGCTTCCAACGTTCATTTTCGGATGTTCGATAAGCCATGTTTATCTCCGAACGGGCTAGGCGGATAGATCTGTATTCACAATCTTGTATATGTTCAGCACTTCCGTATCTGTCTTTATAATCTTTTTGCAGTGATGGAAAATCAAGTAAGTATTGAGATATTTGCTTACTCAACGTAACAGCGCTGGTTCCTTTTTGAATAGCGCATGAGATCGCAGCCTCCAATTCCTCTTTGTAGATCATAGATTGCTGCCAGAGTTTTGCCGATATATTGAATCCTTTATCCTTCCGGTTTTGAAATGCTTTCAGAGCATCAGAATTTACTTGATACAAAACTTTATATTTCTCTCTATCAACTTGTGCGTTATATGCTTTTAATACTCTGTTTGCTATCAAATCCTGTGCTTCATTACTATTTTTCCATTCTTCGGTCGTACCACGATAGATAATTGCGTTTATATCTTCTACGAAATGCCTTTGTATGTCGTCAATTTGTTTTTTAGTTTGAGGGTAATCGGACCATTTAAACGGTTTATTGCTATCAGAGGAATATTCCGTACGTGAAACAGCTTTGGCGGCGTCCAAATTCAGTGTGTCGTATATCTGCTCAACAAGAACGACATACCTATTTATCCGACTGTTAAGTTCTTGATACTTCTTTTTCTGATTTGGAATTTTAGGTTTTGCCATATTGTCCTATTTTTAATATTACGTTCTAAGTTGTCAGAAAAATCACGGGGGTTAGACTAATAATCATGGCATATTTTTAAGAATCAATTCTTTCTCCTTAAACTTATCACATATATTACGATTCAAAAATTCAGTCCATTTAGATAACCGACATCGGCACATAAACAATTCACCTTTACTATTTTTCTCATGCCAATCGTAGCTGTGTACACAATCTCGACAATGATATTTAGACTGAATCATTACCTCCTTTGCCATCTACGCAGTTTTTCTTGCTTTTTATCAATTTCTGGATACAAATGATGCTTCACTATAACTTTACCGCAGATAGGGCAATCTCGTACAACATATTCTACCGTAATAATTCTTGTATGCTTCTTCATATTATTCCTCCTCAATCCTATCAGGTGCCGGCATTTCCAATAACCGAATAGCTTTAATTGTCTCCTTACCCTCTAATATAGCTTTGCATAAACGATGATAGCCATCAGCAATTTGGCCAACTTCATCTAATATGATAGGATAATCAAGCGAACAGTTACGAACCCGCTTGCATTGGAATATGAAACTATGAAGTTGGCTGCATTCAAATGCTTCAGTAGTCAAATCAATGCACCAAAGTGGCATATCCATAACTGGATACTCTTTTGCCTTAGCAAAATCGTATAACGTTTGGGCATTCCATATTTTGTTACCTCTATGATATTCGCTTTCGGCAAACGTCATTTCATCTATTGGAACTTTCATGTGATTCTTTTTTGATATAGACTTTGATTTCACCGGTAACATGAAGTTCGTCACCAACCTTTTCAACGGAGTATTCAACCAACCCTCTTTGGTTGATAGAGTTGTTGATTGACTGGCGCACTTCGTTCTTAAGTTCTCTGATAAGCATTTCATCGGCTTTACGATTGGACCACCCTTCATCAAGTTTCTTCTTTTTCCGGTAATCCTTGATTTCTTTTTTAGTTCTGGCAAGGCAGATACCAAGCTTCTTTGCTTCGTAGTTATCAACTCGTTCAATACTGCTCAATCTTTCTTGTGGATTGATTTTTTCTGCTAATCTAATAAGCCAGTTTGATATTTTTGTCTTCATGATTTTAAGTTTTAAGCCAGCAGCGTAAACATCTGCCTACACTGCTTTAAACTTTTCTACAACTTGGCAGATAGGCTATTGTATAGTTTCCCAGTCCTCTGCAAACACATCACTAATGGATGGTACCCACGAATCAGCACGTCCCGTATTCTCGTTATAGATAAGGCACTGACTTGTATAGTCAATGAACCCTTTGCCTTCCAGAATAAGGTCTTTTGCGGATTGCGGAAGAGATTGCATTTTTGGAATAACATTACTCTCTATGTGTGCAGGGACTTGTTTGAATACCATTAATCCTTTACCATTCCAACCACTTCTACGAATAGCAAGACCAAATTTCAACGCTTCAATAGCTATACCGAAAGACATTCTTGGAAGCGTGGTAATACTTGTTTCACCTTTTGCAATAGCCATTCTTTGTTCAAGAATTGCAGCATATCGTCCCATAAGTTCACGCTGTAATGAGAGCAGGAAAGCCGGATAATTTTCCTTAATAGCTTCACGGAATTTCTCGGAATCTACAAAAACTGCACACTTCTCGAACTTTTCCATCAAATCAGAATGTTCAATATACAAACGATCAAGGAAAGTGCCAGCCACTTTGTATGCCTTTTCAAACACATCTTTAGGACTCCAACTTTCATAACCATTTTCATAGCGGACATGATAACCGGGAACATCTCTATAACTTTCCGTTCTCAATAATCCTGCTTCACAAGCTTCTGCCTCTGTCATAGGCTCGGCTTCAATCTGTTTTGTTCCAATGTACTTTTTCATACATCTGTAGTAATTAAATTATTCTCCAGGAGTATATGTACCAGTAATCGAGGCAGTGCTATCATCATCCAAATGTGCCGTACCTGTAATGGTTGTTCCTATAATACTCAATTCAATAGACGTTATTTTTGCACCTGTTTTACCTTTCTCTCCGTTAGTTCCGTCCTTACCATTTTCCCCGTCAGCCCCTTTTGCACCAGTCTCACCTTTTAGGTTCTTGAAAGTAAAATTCAGATTGCCCTCCTGCAAGGCAACGGAAACTTCGGGGATTCCCGTATTAGCATCCACGCTTGCCGTAGCACCGGTAATAGTTTGACCTCCACTTCCGTCTTCCGGTTGCACGACCACCATTTTTGCCGCATTAACCTGCGTCTTACTGATGATACGTATCATCATTCCAACAGGTATATTCAAATCAAATATCCTCTTTCTACAATCAAAATCCAACTTATCGTATGAGCTTGGTTCCATACCTGGCATGTAACGATAAAAAACAAGATTATCTGCCGCATTATTATCAATCTGAATCACACACTTGCCTTTTGATTCAAAATCAGCTACATACAAACCTTCTTTTTCATTAAATTCAATATTTTCCATACTATTAAATGTTTAATTATTTTTACATATATATTTTTAATCAATTCTTTTACAAAATTTTTATATACGAGATAGCATTTATACAAAGGTAACACTACTACAACTCTTCATCTTCATAAGTCATCTTTGCACTCATGACACCCACCGAACTTAGTATCTTGATAGAAAGCCCTTGTTGTACGTCAAGTTCAAAAATCATATTGTCATTGAAATGAGCGGCAGGATATTGATACAATAGCGCATAATCCATTCCTTCCAACTTTGCGTATATACTAAGTGTGCCACTTTTCTCTCTGTCTATCTGTATTACACATTTCCCAACAGAGGTAAATTCGCAGGAATATCCCTGTTTTTCTTTATCAAATTCTAGAGTATCCGTTTTTGCCATAATATTTATATTTTAGATTATTATTCTGATTGTTCAAATATGTTGCTCACTCTGATTCTAGAAGCAGTTTCATCTTCTTTTTGAATTTGAGAGAGAGTCTCTTGCGGATCGGTAGAAATGCCCAAGTTCTTGATGGCCTCTAATTGACTGACAACCGCTTTCCCCCCACTGGCTGTAACCCACTTCTCTATTTCTGACTTTTCATCATTTTGGATAAACGGAGTAATAACATGCTCAACTTCAACATTATCTACTTCACCTTTCCACGTAACATTCATCATTTTCAAGAAGGCCTTAATTACACTACATTCGCGTTCAAATGCTTCTATCCACGCTCCGCTTTCGTCTCCAACCTTTAAATGAGCGTCAGTAAGTAAAGTCTGCCTTGCATCAAATCCGATATTACCGAGAGATTTCATGTTTTCAAAAGAAATATCTGGCATTTGTGATTGTGACCAAAACAATTTGACTAAAGTGTCAACATGGTATTTTAATGCCTCGATAGATTGTGCCCACGAAACATAGGCTACATCCCCATTTTGTTCTACGCGATAAACTCTACGACTTTCTCCTTTATTCTCACTACCCTTTATCCCACCAGCTATTTTTAGTATAGGAGCGGAATTATACGCGATTACATCGCTATTGCGTGAAAGGGTATATTCTATTTCTTTTCTGATATAGGAAAGCCCGTGATAAATAGGTACCGAACAATAGGCGTAGACTCCTGGTATTTTTAGAATAGCAACCGGTTCTGATTTGACTAATTCCCATCCGCTACCCTCCTGTTTCCACTTATAATGCATGTTTGCTGTATATGTCTCAAAAAAAGTAATTTGTTCATTTTTGACCTTTTTTGTGTATTCAAAAGACATTGCGATCATATCACCAAGTTCATCAAGTAAAGGATATAGCTTAACACCGTCCATTGGTGAGTAGGTCTTACATTTTAGTTTATATCTACTTGTAAAACCATATAGAGTATTGGGGCTCTCAACTGTGTACCAAATAGTGAACACTTCACATGATGCAAAGTAAGCATTACCTCGCTTAATATTCTCACTATCAATACGAGCATACTTGTATATTGCTTCGATCGCTTTTGCTATTTGTTGTCTGGTAGGATTACCCTCTATATTGTGATATATACGTTTTACCGGAATAGAATACATGAACTCTGTTATTCGCTTCGTTAGAAGCTTTTCAAGACCAACATAGATACGTGAAGCTTGCTCTACCGTACCGTCAGACCTTACCTTGTTTTGACGAGTAACAGTATCAGTAACTATGTCGTGCATCGTTGGTTCATAGTCTTTGATAAGTTTATCCCATGAGGGGACACAGACTGATTTCTCTTTTAAGTCGTTGATAATATTATCAACAGGTCGGGTACTGTCTAATATAGCGGTTATTTCATCCATGGGCATGTTCCGTACATCTTCATACGGTAATTAGTTGAACAACAATAAATACCTTCCAAAAGGGACCGGATAAAACAATACGTATACCCGAGAACGTGAAAGGATACGTTAGCATCAGATGCTATGGTGCAAATATAACAAAAGTGACATTCACTATGCCACTTTTAAACAAAAAAAATAATAATATTTATCTAATAACCTACCATTTTTACAGCTTCATGCATATAATATGGAAAGTTAATACCAGCAATTTCACCAGAATATCCACAACGCCATAATTCAGCTTGCCAATCCTGGATTTCATTACGTTCATCAATATTGTGCCTTTTCATCAAATCTCGCATAATGGCACAATCTTCGTACCTTTCCATAACTTTAGCAGAAGAATAAAGATTGAGTAAGACGTATTCTCCATAAAGAAGGAGTACTTTTTCAAATATATCAAGTCGATCTTGTGTCATATCTATTTTTAAAAGTCACACATTATAGTATATTTAGTTTGCAAAATCTTTAGGACTTTTTCTGTTACATGAATTATATCTTCATTATACCTTCTTACGTTTCTGCCATATCCTTTTATATCTTTGCTTATCTTCTGGCGAAGTGTAGCATTTTTAGGCAAACTGATTTCATAGAAACTGCCATCAATTGAAGTTATCAACATATCAGCTTGCTTCTTTTGATAATCCAGTTCAGTTTCTTTGTATTCACCTTTAGGAATGAAATTGGGATTGGGAACTAAATAGCCTTCTGCTACTACATTGCCATTTATATCATATACTTTCATAATCGTGTGTATTAAGCGTTAATACCAATTGATTTTCTCATAAAGTCACTTGCTTGCTCTACTGACATATTCAGCTTCTTTTGAATTAGGATAAGCATACAGCTAACCTGTTCTTTTGTATCTAAGTTACCTTGTACAAACTCTGACATGATGAACTTTTCTATTATTCTCTGTTGGATTGTTGTTGCTTTCATTGCCCTTGTCTTTTAATTGTTAGTATTATTGGTTTCTTTTTGTATTGTAAAGATAATAATTATCAACGAGTTATCCAAACATTTGCACTTTTATTTTTACAACAAACCTCTCTAAATCAAAGATTTAACTTTTGACATAGAACAAAAATGGCACCGACTTTCACAAGCCAGTGCACATAAGAGCAATGAAAACACAAAAGAAGTGTTTTCGGTTACAAAGGTACTAAAAGAAACACAACTACAAAAAATCTTTGAGCAGCTCTTCATCGCTAATAAAGCTGTAATCCCTAGGATAAAATGTATTCGCTAATGCATCCATATAGTCAGGAGAACGCTTGATACGTTTTTTTATGTCTTCTTTAGCCTCAATGATAATCTTTCCATTACTGAGAAACTTCCATTTAGTTTCAGTCGCTTCTTCCATTAACTGGTCACATGGAGGTAAAGCTGCACCAAATCCATTTTTAGGATTGAGCCAGTCGCGCAAAGCCCAATACAAATATGCGCGCATATTGGCAAATTCATATTCTCCGGTAATATCATGCAATCCATCCGCACCTTCTGAATATTTACATGAAAAAGCATTTGTAAATTCTTCTTCTAACAAGCGGGAATAAACACCTGCCCCCTCTCCTATCGTATCAATAAATGCTTTAGCTCCCCTCTTCTTCAAATAGGGTATCGCCATACCGACTACATGCATATGGTCTGCTCGACCAGCGGATTGATGTACTTCAAATTGCGCCACATAGTTACCATATCGAGGACAAAGTACACTATTGTCGCGTCCCATACCAGCCACGTCAACACCTAACTTGCACGATTTGGATGGAATGAAGCCGCTTGCCTGTAATTCCTGCCAATTTCTGTTTGCTATTTCTATCCATTCATAAGGTATAAGTACATCCTCGGAAACTTTAGGGAACATACCTCTGACCTTGACACGGAAAAGATCATTTGGACGATATAACTTACCTTCCCATGTAAAATCTCCCTCTCCCTCATTGAAATCTGCTTTCTGTAACAGAGAACACCAATTCTCAACTTTATCCTTAACCCACTCGTAGTTTACCTGTCCTGGAATTACAGCTTTCTTAGATACCACATTCTCCGCATTAAGAGAATCCAAACGAAATTTTGCAAAACGCTCCGACTTCATAGCGCGTGCGGCATAACCGGTAGTAACATTCGGATTAAACACGATAAGCAAACGAGAATTACCTTGTAAGTTACCTTCAATGGCGTTATACGTTGATTCAGAAATACCAGAAGCTTCGGTAACAACAAACATCGTATTTACAGCGTGAAAACCGGACCATGCTTCGGTGTTATCATCACCCGCCTTAAACCCCGTCAGGAACCACTCTTCGTAATCAGTCTTTATACCTGACGACAACAATCTTCCCGGAAGGAAACCTGCATTCCTGTATAAACGTGAGATTTCCGGAATCATAATATTTTGTACTTGACGAGCGGTAGGCGCTGTCATAGCAATTTTAGTGTTTTTAGTCAACTTCCCATCTTTCCAACGAGGAGTAAGATACATGAAACACAAAGATGCACAGGCCGCCACGAAGTCCTTACCACGAGCTGTTCCCGATGCAACAGCTGTCATAGGATTGTACTGCACAGATGAAATAATATCCTGTTGCTCCTTATCCAAACGAGCTTTAAGAGCATCACGCACAAACCTATTCCAGTCTTCTGTCCATGATTTGATTTTCCGCAAAGATTTTTCATCTGCTATTGTCATTCTTCATCATCTGGCAATTCCTGCATAAGTTTTTCAAACGGGTTCACGTTCAAATCCTGTTCAATCTTCTCTACGTAGCCTCTATCACGAAGCTTAGTTTTACTTAGCCAAATAAGCATAGTATTGTCCTGTTCCGTAATAGCTTTTGTGAACATACACGTTTCTATTTTGTCTTTGAACGCTTCTTCAACCTCTTCCCATTTCGCTTTAAACTCGGGGTCATTTTCTCTCCATTTATAAGCAAGAGAACGACATATACTTGCGGCCTCGCATGCTTTCGTCACATTAAGAAGTCTTGCATCAAGGGCTTTTAGAAACAATGTTTTCTTTTGCCTTGTATTCAACCTGTATTTTCTATCTTTCTCCATCCGCATTACCCTCCAATACATTATTTACAATTTCCAACATTTTGCAAATACTCAAAGCCTGGGCCTTGATTTTATACTTGGCTTGTACTTTAGCCGATACTTCATTCAACCGGTGCATTGTATCCATATCTACCAAAGTAAGATTGCCAAGTTCTTTTTCAGAATAGCAATCCAATGTTTCCATCAACTTATCGAATGCGGTTTTCTGCGTATCAACAAACATAAGAGTTACCGGGACGATTTCATTATTCGGCATTTCAACCGTATAGTTAATGTCCTTCACACTTTCCAGAACTTCATTACTGATATGCGCATATTCTTTCAGTGCGACATCTGTTATTTCATCAAGCAATTGCTTCAAAATCTCCGCATCGTCTTGCCCAACTATACTGTTATGTGACAATTGTGTTGCCAGCAACCAATCGTTTGTAGTCTCCTCTTCATCTATGTACATAACATGGATGGAAGTAAGCCCAGCCATTTTTGCCGCTTGTGTTCGGTGATTACCACTCACCACCGTATAAGAGCCATCCGAATGCTTTACACAGAATGGTACAGACGATAATTGACCGTCTCTACGAATGTTATTCACTAAGGCATTAAACGTGTCCTGCTGCATGAAATGCGCATTTTTCTTGACCAGTTTAATGTCAGATAATTGCACTTCCGCTATCTTGAATTTTCCCATATATTATTCCTTTCTCGGCTCATCACCGTATTTTTTCACAAAATCTTTTAAAATATCATCTAAGTTGCCACGAATGCCTGCATCTTGTATGTAATGGAGTTTACCAACACAGCGTTCATGCAGTTTAAACACTCCCCGATACTTCATACTTACCGGTTTATCGGTAAATACAGAAGTAGCAATCACTCCACATTCATGTTTATATCTTATGTCCAATTCATCTTTGAACTCTGACGAAAGTACACCCATAATTAGCAATCTACTCAATTTGGGCAATGGATGGTCTATCACGAAATCCGACTTCATCCAAACTGCATCCATGCCGTATTTGCTTACCTTCAGGAAATCAAACATACAAGCCCCAAACACATAATCATCCAAGAACCATAAGTAACAGAATGGTGCAGAACCGAGGAGAATACCCTTTTTCAAGTAAATCATACGCAGATAATCAATCTCTGCCATAGAAGCACGTACAAACCGGAGTTTGCTTTTATCCGTAAGCATATAATCATCCGGAAGCCGTTTATATTTTAAAGGAACGATAGTTCGCTTGTTAAAGCTACTATCTCCGCTTTCTACCACATTAGACCAAATATATGTGCGTTGGTCTTTGAATACCTCTCTTCTGCCCATAAATCCATGCTGCGAGAGAGCCATGTAATTAACTTGTTCTTCATCTATTTCTGCATATTTCGTTTTAGTTCTTTCTTGAGATCCAAAATCATCCAATAAGAAACGCTGTAATGCGTTGCTTGTAGCTTTCATGCCGGAATGAAATTCATTCTGATAGATTAGTATATCATCCTCTTTACAGTTAAGAATCGCATCCGATATATCAGCACAATAAAGCACTTCAATAGACTTACTTTTAAGGTTATCTACTAGCTTTTGATAACATTCCGTATACTTCTTATGGTAATGCTCTAACTTTGCCATAAAATCGTCATAAAGCGATTTGTGATAAATATCCTGTGAATTCTTATGCTTTTTGATGGCATTAAAAAGGTGAATAGTGGCAATAATTTCAGCAGGATTTTCAGATTTAATACTTAGAAACTCATATTCTTCATTAAAGCGCAGTTCTTTTATCTCTCCCTTGATTGCCTTATACATCATGTAGATAAAATACTCCTTTGTATACACCTTAATCTCACGGTTGGTAAGTATTTGCTCTATATCCATATAATACGAGTTTACCACATGGGCTACATCGAATTTGGAAGCCTCTTTCTTGATAAAGGAAAGCATACGGTTGGATTTCTTAAACATGGAGCCTACTATTGTAACATTATCCGAGTGTTCTGCTGCCCAAAGTAACGGTTTATGTCTTTGGGGAACCTTAGAATAGTCTATATTGAACACTTCAAGGCACCTATCAATTGTGGTGAGTTGCTTATACTCTTCCATATCTTCATGCAGGTAGGCGTACTCCACAAACGAATACATGAATTTGATTGTTTCCAGTATTTTATCGAAATCCCAGGAGCTATTGAAGATCCTAAATTCTGCCGTTCCTATCTTTTCAATAGAACATAAATTAAGCCAGTACCGGATGTGTCCTCGATCTGAACCATTGCTAAAAACTTTCAGTAGATTCTCAATAGTATCTGCTTCCAATACACGCTTCGCTACATCCCAAGGAGGGCTTGGTACGAGATATTTTGTTTCCCACCACTCCGCAATATCAAATATCCGTTTGATTGGATATGCAGTATAATAAGAGAGGACAAACATACGCTTGATAACATCCAGGTCCATATCCTTGATGTACAGATGCGCATCAAAGCCTTCATTCCACATAAGATAGCTTCCCGCATCTTTCATGGTATGAATGAAGTCTTTCAACTCCTGAAGGTCTTCAGCGCAGTAATGGTATGGACGGGTGTTTATCTCACCACCGAACTGGCCGTGATGCGTAACTGCCGAACCATCCGAATTGTTCATCATGGTCAACTTGTTGTCCGTCCACTTGTAACCGGATGGAAGCGGGATGCGTTGTTTGTCACCATCGGCAAACTCCAGTTCCATGCCAAATGTACGATTGGATATATAATCAATCCAAGGTTTATCTATATTCGTGTTCTGCATATCTCAACTTGACTAATGATTTATAATTGGGAACAAACGTAACCACATCACCAATGCAATAATCTGAGACATAGTCACACTCCATAATTGAGTATTCACTAGAACTATCTACAAACTTCAAATTGGTACAATCACTAATTTGACACTTATCTAAGTCTACCATTGAATAGCCACAATCCAAAATCAATTGATTACGTTCTGGGTAAATACCTATAACCCTTGTTTCGATTTCTATGCCATTAAGACCTTTTCTCACCTCATAATCACAATATGGGATTGTGCCAAACAGCATATATTCACCAATACGAACATCGCTTATGAATTCTGGGATCTTAGTTTCTTGTCCAAGCCAAAAGCTACCACCCAAACTAATAGATTCAATATTATCGCGTAGGCTTTTCCAAATACGGTACAATTCTTTTTCCGAGGGATGGTTTTCATTCAGACATCCAGAAGTAATCAAGCCATATATATGGGAGCTTGAAATCATTCTTATTTCATTGGCCAACTTACTTGCTTCATAACAACTTAAACCTTCTCTATTATCACAAGCATTAATCGGAATGTAGAAATTATGTATTCCTTGACATGCGATACCATTGATATTAAGATATTGCCAAACATCAGTAAATGATGTCACCACGGCACCACTATTATCTTTTGTCGCTTTGCCAATAGAATAACATATACTATCTTTTAAATGAAGCCCAAAAATCTTATTGTTTATTTTATCCGCGATATGTCCATAAATATCCTCGTAGAAATCTTTGAACATTAACGAGATAGGAACATTAATAAAGCTTTGCGCCTTTTCAATGTTCTCTATTATATTCTTGGTATAGACAACAACTTTCATAGTTCCCACTTTAAGATTAAACGTTCAATCCCTTTGTATTTGCTATCTCGTTTAAAAGAAAATCCTGCATTAATGAAACTCTTGATACTTGCTTCATTTTTCGGTGAGACCATGGCATAGATTTCCTGGACCCCATTAGATATTAATTTAGCAATATTAGAATTGAGAAGTACGTACTGGAATCCATTCCCTCTGTAATCAGAATGAACAAAGCATTTATCCACATAGGCAGTACCGTATTCTGTGAAGTATGCAAGAGAATAGGCAGCCAGTTTGTCATTTACGAATAACCCATAACTGCAACCTGATTCCAAGCATTTGGCTATGTCTTCCGGCTCTGATGCGAAACACATATCTGGATTGCGAAGAAGCGTCTGCTCCATCTTTTCTATATCTGATATATCAGACATAGATAAAGATTTGACCTGCATCTTGTACTCTGTGCTTTCCTTCTTTATTGGGAACAGCAGTTCATAACGGTCAATCCATGCTTTTGAAAGAAATGTGTCTATATCATTTTCAGGCAACAGCACTTTTCTGTAATTGTTGAAAATGTCTAATACAAACTCCTTATGTTTAGTAAGTTGTTCATTATTTAGCGGACACTTACCACTACGAAACACAAAACTTTTTTTCACCGATTTTACCCACAAAGGATAAGTACGACACATAATAGGCTTGTAACCATTGTCACATGATTTGCAGTCCTTAGCGATACATTTTGCCTTTTTACCGCCAAAGTAATCATCATCTATAATCTGTAAATGGGAGATTTCTTTTTCATGCCCATCAAGTTCATGGGGCAAAATTACAATATGTCCGTCTGATCCGAACGAACAACACTTCCAACCGCAGCCGGAGTTTTCACATGCTCTTATTAGTCCTTTATCGTTCATATATTTAAGTTGTATATAACTTCATATACATTTTGCGCTAAATGCCTACCGGGCGTATTCCCGGCAGGCTTAACACAAATCTAACCATTCTTCAAGCTACTTGCAAGAACACCTATGCAATTTATTCGGCTTCTTTCAGTCGTGTCAGATGGCAATTTCCATCACCCCGTAAACTGTACAAGCTTTAATGTTCTTGCTTTTGCTTATCGCTACTATAAGGGTTGAGGGATAAGTAGGAGTCGAACCTACACAAGTATCGTCCAGTTAAGTTTTCTGCTTGCCCTACTAGCTGTCCCTGGCACGGTCTTGATGACTTCCATTTCTATGCGCACTTGAAACTTCCGTTCATTAGTCTTAGCACCCTATGACCATTTTATCTCTTATTGGTGGTAGCAGGACTCGAACCTACACGATAGGATTGATACGGATTGTCAGGTTTTAGTTTCAACCTATCTAACACTTAGCAAAGAATTTCACTTTACGATTAACCGTACTCAATTAGCGTCTGCCAATTCCGCCATACCACCAAATTTGCTTGTATTTCCAAGCTGTCAGATTGCTCGCAGTACCAACTAAATGCAAGGAATCGAACCTTGTCGCCTACTTACCACAACCTCAATCAACGAGCCGAGTTGAACGGCATTCGCGGAGATGCAGAGTTCCGACCTCTATTCGTTTTCACGAACCTTTTGTTTAGCAAACAAAGCCTGCTCCTTGCAGGTTGCTATCTCCAATAAATGACACAGGCAGGACTTACACCTGCATGATAGGGGTTTTAGAGTGCAATAAATTTTACGGGTACGCCACATCCCAACCTATCTATAAACGGAGCATCTTTAGCGTCTAAATTCCGCCACTGTATCATTCGAGCGGAAATAGGGAATCGAACCCCATTCTTTGGCTGGAATGCCAACGCTCTACCAATGAGCTATTTCCGCAAAAGCTTGTCTATTCCAAGCTGCCAACATTATGAACCGCCATGTCGTCACCGTCAACTGCCACATGATTTTGTGGGAATCCACCTTGATAGATACTCTCTGGGACTTATTTCGGACTTACCCTTCCCCTTTCTATCTGCTACTCTATCGGCTTTCCTATCTTCAGACAGACCCGACACCCGTCTTCAATTCGGATAGAGTGGTGCGTTCATTGATACAAGACTGTGGGAACTCAAGGATTCGAACCTTGTTCTTCGGATTTTCAGTCCGACGCATAGACCATCTTTGCTAAATTCCCTTTTAACTATGCTGTCAAACCACCGCTTGCTTGGCAAATTTGACAGCATCCCATCAAACGCTATTGACGGTTGGCTAATAATTCCGGATTGTCATAAATATTACCTGCATATCTAATTCCGAACATATCCATCATTTGCCCTATTGGTTTGTTCCCAAGATTTTGAGACAGAACTTCTAATAGCACAAAAGAACCGATTTTATCACTATACACTACCTCACATAATACGCCAGCACATTCAACTAAATCATGCTCATATATTTCTTTTCCGTTCTTATCAAACAATCCGGTAAATTGCCCGACGGTCTCTGGATTTACTTCATACTCAATGAAGGACCTTTTGCCTTTCTGCTGTAAATCGCCATATACCCACATTGAGGTATTAAGACTTTTGCCCCTGAATTTAATTACTCTATTCATATCTCAAACAAACTTGCTTGTTCGTATTTAGGTTCTTTTTTTTCAACTACTCCAAACTCTGTTATTTCAATGCCAGTCTTTTCGGTAAGCCATTTTGCCAAAATATGACGATGGCAGAAATCACCCGGTTTTTCGTAACAGCAGAGAGCGACGTCTTTGTCTTCACTGAGTCGCTGGATAGTTTGAATCAATTCTTGCGGATTGACTTTTGCAAGGACATCATTCAAATACATATTCGTGTACTCTTCATAAGTCCATTTATCATCCAACATGTATCTTCTTGGTGCCACCTCTATGATCTGAGGTGCATTATAAAATCTTGGCTTCCCTAGCGCAACACATATCATTTTTACGTTTGCAGCTGCTAGTTTTCTGTAATTCCCGAAATAACTTGTGTAAATCCTCATTGCTTTAATTTTATGGTGTAAAAATACAAAATATGAAGTAAAAACAATCACTTTTAGTCATAAATTTATCTAATTTGATGATTTTATTGTCTCAACTTTGTAGCATTTCATCATGTGATCTGTTTCGCACCCCATATTGAAGATGTTACCAAGATAGTACTTGTGAGCTTCTTGCTCTGATAAGTTAATAGGAGTAATGAAGTAGTCTTCATTGCCTTGTTCATCTCTTAAATACACTTTTACAGTTGTTTTCATTGCTCTATATTTTATCCGTTATACGTTGCTGTTATTTCTTCTGCATGAAGTTCTTTTCTCAACTCACCGTTCTTGTATATTCTTACAGATACGATTCTAACCGTATCGGACAGAAAACGTCCGCAGTCCCTCGTCACCTTTTGTTCCAGCTTCAAAGCTTTAACCAAACTTTTGGTACGTTTCTTGATTGTATCTTTGAATCCGAAAACGAAATCTTCGGTATCAATCTCGAACTGGTATGTATCAGAATGTAATATCTGGTTAAGTTCAGATGTCATTTGTTCTATCTTTTTCATTGCTCTCATTGATTATTTTGTAAGCGTCTCCGCAATTACGTATTTTGTTATTTTTGATATGTAAAGATACAAATAATATATTGATTACCAATAGGTTAAACCACAAATATGCATAACTTAAACTTTGTTTAACTATTTCATTTTCAAGTACTTCGATGTAATAATAGACTTACTTTTTTCTATCGCTTTATCGGTATCAATTCCAAGTTGACGATAGAACGAGGAATTTCCGGAAAGGCTTTCACTTGCTATTTTCAAGGTTCTCTGTTCTTCTTTGGTAAACCCTATGCGAAAGGTAGAGAATATTGCTAGTGCGGCTTTTAAATCACCGCACTGGAGTAATGAAATCGCTTTATTGGTTTTCGTTTTCATCTCCCCACAACTTTTTAGCCAGTTCGTAATTCTTTTGTGCTTCATTAACTGCTTTCTTGGCATAAGTAAGAGTATAAGCATGTTCACGCGGATATTTACCAGACTTTACACCTTCATGGTATTCTTTCGCTTGTTCCAACTTGTGTTCGTAGAAGTCAATGCTTCCCGGCATAGACAAATTGATCGTTTTGGCACGCTTCTCCCAATATTGAGCCACTCTTTCATGTTTATTTGCCTTATCACTAAGCTCAACGCTTTTCCCCATGTTATTCCAAGCATCCTCAATCGCTTTTCGGTGCCGTTTCTCACTATGATGTCCGATTTTGATTGGCTCTCCAAGAGAAAGAAAATCTTTGTCTTTGTTCGAGCGATTGAAATACTCCTTACTCTTTTGCGTTGCCGATGACGCCCATTCATGCCTGCGTTCCGCTCTTTGCTTCGACCATTCTTGAACATTGAAACCATCTGCTCTGACGATGGAATAGTAGTAAAAGCCATCTTTCTCGAAAATAAGATTGAAAACTATGCTTTTATTTTCTTTGCCATACTTGGTTGTAACTAGAATCTCTTCACCTTTTTCGTGCTTTTCTTCGCACTTTGCCAAAAATACGTTTGGCGCAAACTTGTGATATGTATTCATTGCTCTTATGTGTTATACAGGGCTTCTGTCCTGCTGGTTAAACTTAGTTTATTTCGCAATAAGGTTGCTCGCCTCTAATAACTCTCTTTGCATCTGCAATGCTATCATACAGCTTTGCTTCATCATTGTCTATGATTACAAATTCTTGATGAAAGCCATCTTCAAACATTGTTATTGTGTGACCTTTGTAACTTACTTCTTTTATTTCTTTGTTGCCATAATCGTATATATCTTTTAATTGTTAGTATTATTGGTTTCTTTTAGTATTGTAAAGATAATAATTATCAATGAGTTAACCAAAATAAAACAATATAAAAACTTTTACTTAAACTTTGTTTAACTTACTAAATAACAAGCAATTAATCAACCAATTCAAACTCATATACCCATACGTAGGGATTAGACTCCCATGTACCTCTACCAGAAATTTTGTCTATTAATACGGAAAAAGCTTCTTGCGGAGTACAATATGGTTGGTAGGAAACAGGCAGATAATAAGCATCCATGAAATGTGTTTCTTTTGAGCCGCATTGCCCCTTCACTATTCCCTCACGTAAGCAATCTGTATCAGATATACCCTTTAGGCGCTCGACTTTGATATCAGTAATACGGATATGATGTAGCATTAGATCAGATCTAACAAACATTTTGTTACCCCATCCTGGATATAATTTCAGTCCAGGTAACAGTTCTAAATAAGCTGCATTTTTACCATTTCGGTGAAACTGGTCAATATCCATATAGCATTGCGCAATAGCAACCACTTCGCCTACTTCATACCTGTTTTTTATATTGCCTACGATATAATTTTTAATTGCAATATCTCTATCTATTTCGGTTACACAATCCCAAGTTATGGCTAAGGTAGATTCCAAAGCAACAATCCTTCTCGTCATCGTCTTGCGACCGTCAAGAACAGCCTGTGTAAGTCCCAATTTATCATTAAAAAGTATCTTTTTCATAATTCCTCCTTCATCAACTCTGGATTATCAGAAATGTTACCAACAATATATTCTTCTATTTCATAGTCGCAAAATGAAAGTAATTCGCCTCCATATTTTGAAATGTACCCAAAACATCCTTTTTTAAATCCAACTTCATAGCATTCACCAGGATCTTCTTGGTCTGTTTCATCTTTTACAAGAAGTATATCACCTTCGTATATCTCCTTTCCATTTTTGTCGAATAAACCAGTAAATTGCCCGACGGTCTCTGGAACAACAACAGAGATTTCATCATGAAGCAACTCAACGGAAACATGCTTGCCGGTAGTAATCTCATAATATTTTTGAGAGCCATGATAGATAATGCATCCTCCCGCAATATGAAGCAAATCTCCATATACCCATTTATTGTCATTAACCGTTTTCCCCCTGAATTTTATTGTACGATTCATTCTTTCCTCCTTTTATTTAAAATGATTAATAAGTTCTTCTACCGTAGCCTTGTGAAATTTTCTACCGTATTTATTAAGATAGTATTCAATAGTTTCATCACACATTTCATCACCACATTTAAACCATAAGTAACCATCCGTAAACCACTGGTTCTTGTCTGTATCGTCCCTCAATGCGACTATAGCCAGGAAAAGTTCCTCATTGGTTCCGCAATCAATAATATCCATTTCTTTAGAGATAACATTTATATCATCGCTCATTGAATAAACAGAAGCAAGTCCGTATGTGGAAGTGCATAGATTATTCCAACCTAAATACGGATTGCAATAATAACCAAGACCTTTTAATTTATTCTGAAGTTCCTCCGTATTTTTTCTAATAAAACATGGTGTTGTAAATCCCATAGTTAGTCCTCCTTTTCTTTTGCATTATCATCATAGGTAAAATCGACAGACTCTAATTGGGCTTCTGAAATGAAAACCTTATTTTTATCCTGCCATTTCATTATCCTTTGGTGAACTTTTTGATTTTCACTATCCGTTATAAAACCGTGATAGTGTAAAAAACAACGGCACATATTAGCTATTGCTAACTTTCTTCTGTTTTCCATAGTTATTCCCCTTTCAATTCCTTAATTAATCCAGGGTTATCAAACTTATTCCCCAACACGCTAACACATTGTACGTCACATGGATAGTATACTTGTCCTTCTTTATCTCTGAAACAAAAACTTCCATTTTCAAAAATCACTTCTGCCACAACATGTTGATCAATATCTACAAAACCTACAATATCATGTTCATAGATCCGTTCTGGGTCGCCATCTCCTGAAGTTGTTATACCGGTGAACTGGCCTACTGTTTCCGGGATAACTCCTATCCATTTTTCAGGTTCTATCTCAAAGAAAACAGCATATGTTTTCCTTTTGATGGTTCCATGGGAGATAGTCATGCTATTTACCCATTCACCACCATTAACTCTTTTTCCTCTAAATATTATTTCTCTGTTCATGATTAATATCTTTTCCCGTTCAACATAGGTCTTAATTCATTATATCTTTGTTTCTGTTCAATATGCCAGAGCAAATCAATATCAAGATGCTTAGCAAGCCCGAAAATCTTAATTAGAGAGTAGGATATATCTCCATCAATAAGATTTTTAGTAATATTGAAAATGGATTCTGTGAATGTTTTGCCAATGAATATACGCGAATATTCTTCAAGCACTTCATCATCCAGACAATCGTTTTCTAACTCAATGTTACGTAGCCCGCATAGATCTAACAGTCGTATAGCAGCATCGGCAAGTTCATCGTGAAGTGAATCTTTTACATTATTTTCAAACGAGCACTTAAATCGTTTTTCTTCCTCTACTAATGCAGGATAACGATTGTATTCCATTTCAAAACGACGTTTACAATTTTTTCCTAATCTACCTTTTCGGTCCGCTTCTACAGCTTCGGAAAGCTCTGTGATCACTAACATTAAGCAATGTTCATTACTTAATTCCTTATCGTGGAAACCGTGCTCACAGGCTGTCTTATAAGCACGGTCGCGCCATTTATTCAAATTAATATTTTCCATAATCACATAAGTTTTAATGCTTCCTGTATTCCTGCTTCAAGTGCTTCTTCGTAGGTGTTGTAACGAACAGAGTCTCTGTCCTCCAATCCTATCAGCTCATGGGTAGGTATTGTCAGAATATCGTAAAGCCAATAGTCTACATACATATAGCCTATTTCAATATGGAGGCATTTAGTGTCACGCAACCACTTTTGGGCAGCGGATTGAGTAGGATGGGAACATACTTTTATTGGTAACTCGCTATTTGTTCTACTAGTACCATATTGTCTACCATCTTCAATATTAATAGCTATCGAACATGGCTCGTCAAATCCTTTCTCTTTCAACAGCTTCGCCGTATCTAATGTTACAAGTTTTTCGGTCATAGTTATTCTCCTTTCTTTAATTCTTTAATTCTTTAATAAGAGCATCAGCAAATATAACTGCGGCACGTGCAATATTAGTTTGAATTTGTCTTTGACCATGCTCTGCTCCCTCACATAAAACCTGATGATAGAAATCTTCATTTGACATTATTGCAGTAACTGTTTCCTTTGCTATTTCATAACGCCTCTGTTCCCAATCAATATAAGGGCTATAATCCGTAATATCAACTTTATTAGAATTAATCATAACTTGTTTTCCTTTGGGGAGTTTACATCGGTATACGACACCAGCATATCCGTTCAAACTATCTAAAATCTCAACTTCTGTACCTATGGCAAGCATTTCTGTTTTTGAAAGCTCAATTCCGATATTAGTTTTTCCTTTCATTATTCTATCCTTTAAAAGTTCTCATATATTCACATTTTTCATCACATACTCCCTTCTTTGCACAATGGGCAATATTGGAGTCAAATTTATACTCGAAGTTATAACATAGCTTCTTGTATGCCTCTCGTTTAGCTTTTTCTCTGTCAGCCTTCATCTTAGCTTTGATGCGTTCTGGCAAAGCGTCTTGTGCTGCTTTATCGAAGGTTATACATTTGATTTTATCCATATTCAGTCTCCTTTCTCTTTAACGCTATGCTAATTAATCTTAGAAGTTACACCAAAACATAACACTTTGTCAGACACGCCTATATCGTCAAATTCCAAAGTCAAATATTCGGTATCATAAGGATAGGGATACCTGCACTCTTTTAATTCTTCATCAGATAATTTACGCCTAACTCTCATCTCAATTTCGTAATCATCGGAAAGGTTCTCTATGATTTTTCTAAGTTGTCCTACGTTCTTTATTTCCATACTACTTCTATTAAAAAGGTGGAAAGTATGTTTCCCCCCTAAAGGATTAACTATAAACTCTTTCCGATTAATTCTTATACGCCATTCAAGCGTTTTCATTCTTCTCATGTGTTTCTTTACTGGCTTAGTTGAATCAATCCGACCTAAACACTCATTGTAATCAAATTTTAATTTGTTCCAATAATGAAAGTATCTATTATTATACATATTTTTATTCTTTAGTAAATACAGGTGAAAATTCTTGAATATACCCAGTAAGTTCATCTACATGTTTCCTTAGCTTGATATTAAGCAACTTTAATAGATATATCTCCCTATATGCTTCCGCTAAGCTAATGGTTAATTCTTCCTTATCCATATCTCAATCTCCTTTCTCTTTAATTCGTTCCAGTACATCTCTGTTGGCTTCGAGTATCTCATCAAAAGACGGAATAGGTAACCAGGCTTTTATTACGCCTTCATCGTAAAATAGATGAGGATAATCCCTAGTTGATACAAACTTATTCCATCTTTTAAAAAAATAAACTTTCTCAACGACATCACCGTCAGTAACAAAGTAATACCCATCCTCTTCCGGCAACCGTTCCTTAACGCTTATCCAAAGGGATTGCTTTCCCTGCCATTCTGCACCAGAAACAAAAGCCCTCTCGGTAACATCCAATATTGCATCACGAGCACCAGAATCGTAATTGTTTTCTTCAAAATTTATCTCAAAATCAGTTGACTCTAATATTCTGTTGAGATAGTCATTTGCTGCTTCTTCTACTGTCTGTTTCATAATTATATCTTTTCTTTTTTAAAATCGAGAAATATTGGGATCAAGCCCAATATTTTCCGAAACGATTGCATTTTATTATTTCATCTAATTTCAATTGTTTCCGACGGAACTTATTTATAGCCCGTTTCTCAAACTTTCTTTTTTTAGAACTGCAATGCTTCTTATCCATTCGACATTGGCGGCAATGGCATATCCCAATGCCTGTATGTGACTCCTTCATATCTTATCAGTTTTATTTTTTGCATGTCTTTTTATACGTAACAGAGTTCGAGTGCTTCCAAACGGCACAGGAATGACAGCTATAAGTATTACGGTACCTAACCAATGCCAGAAACTCTGAAAGATAAATTCTAATATTTCTATCATAACTACTTGAGTATTTATAATCGGTTCAACGGATAAAACCTATCATTCCATGCTTTTACAAATTCACATTCTGTGATAATTTCGACATCAGTCATACGGGGATTCTCTGAAACAAAATATTCTGCCTCCTCAAGGGTAGGAAAAGAATCCACCTTACAATATTTACATTCTCGGGGAACAAGAATAAAGGCAGATACGGAACTTACACCCAAAGAACCTGAAGCGCCGTTAACACTACATCCTAAGTCATTAGGAATTTGGGAAAAGCCTGAAAAATCGTCCCTGTTCATGCTGGTAAATCCCCAGCAGCCAACTTCCCGAAATTCTTTAAATTCTTCAAGTGTACCTTGAAAGCAACCGGATGCGACCGCTCTTTCATAATCTCGCAGAAGAAGTTTGTTCTGTTGTTTCAGGATCTCACCTTCTGAATCTTGTTTGGCTATTATCTTCATTTCTATACTGTATTGAAGGTTATTCTTCAAAGTCTTCTATCTCATATTCCCAATCCATTGCATCCGCTTCTCGGATATTATCAGAAAGCCATTCATATGCTTCCGCAGAGTCTTCGTCACTTTCGTTAGGCATTGGAACATCTCCACCTTCATCATAGCATTTTGCAAAAAAATCATAGACATCATCTGGAACTTCTACATTGCCAAGTCCAACTCTATAAGTCATCTTGACAGTCAAATTTTTAATTATTTTCATTTCTTTCTTGTATTGAGGGTTATTTACTGACGATAATATCATACAGTTCTTTGGCAGTCCAAAATCTATAATCATCTGATATATCCATAATTCGCTTATCAGAACCTTTGCAAAGCCGAATTATCTTCCGGGCAAACTCTTTACGCTTCCTGCTTTTCCTTGTACGCTGTAAAAGTGTACGATAGGCGAGCATAAGCCAGTAATCACAGACATGCTCTTTTTCTTTCAATCGTATATACTTTATCTGCATATTCTCATCGTTTAAATTTTAAAATAGCCGATTTCATAGCATCATCAGAAGCCTTTTCTATTACGCTGAATATACTGTCTGCTTTCTGAAAATCCATTTTAAAGCGATTATCGGAGGCGACATATATTGTATCTGTTATTTCTGTAACCCCTTTTACAGGGAATACGGTCAGATATATATATTCAGTTTTACAGCCGGTCAATGAGACGACTGCGAGAATTATTAGTATTTTCTTCATTACTGATCAGTTTTGAATTTATTATTTCTGAATACTGTCTAAGATCCACATTGTTAATGTCACTCTTTGGGATGTAATAAAAAAGACCTCTTTCCGAAAAATAAATCGAAAAATAGTATTAGGGCTATAGGCAATATATCTGTCAGCCTCTACTTTTGCTGGTGACGGTAGTCTTTTTACTACTTCGTCAAAATCTTGTTGGTGCATTTCTGTATGGTTTTACTTTATTTCTCTGGCTCAACTCTAACTCCGGCAACCCACAATAGCCAACCGCATTCAACTGAAAAATCAACCCAGTCAGTCCTTAGTGGATTCCTCCTGATTACAAGGTATGGGAGAATGTTTATACATCCTTGCCAACCCGCATATCTTGTATAAATTTTCCTTTTTAGGAAATGTAAATGTTTAGACTCTTTATATTCCATACTTTATTAATTTGAGGGAAGGCAGCCACAAAAGACCGCCTTACTGCTGATGTTACAATCTCGCTAATCTTTCTTTTAGACACTCGTTATAAGTGTACATAGCACCTGCCTGAATGATTAACAGTGATTTTTGTACAGGATCAATTTCATTGGCTTTTTCACTTTGATTAAAGCCATTCAACTTATTAAGCTTTTCTTCCAGTTGTGCCTGCTCTTCAACCAGGCGTGATTTAAAATCGTCCATAATGAATTGTGGATTTTACAAAGCCCGTCCAAGGCTATCTAATTCGTTTCTATACTGTTATACGTTAATACCTTGCTTCTTATAGTACTGGGAAATCTTCTCTTTTTGCTCTTCGATTTTCAGATCGAGTTTAGCAACACGATTAACGAGCCTTTCCCGTCTGGCTTCAAGCTCTTTCAGTTTGGCAGCTTGTTTTGTAATTAGTCTCATTCTTCCTCCTCCTGTAGATATAGTTTCATACCCTTTTTAGTTAGTCCCAATGTATGTGTATCATCAGCCCATTCATTAGCCACTTTTATAGAATCTGCAGGGCAACCATAGGTAAGCCTTACTGCATATTCACCACCTGGCGAAATACTATCATCTCCATATCCAGCAACTAATTTGTTATCAAAAGCCATCAAATTACCATAGTTGTTGGCAAAGTAAATACCTGCCTCTTCACACCCCTTATATGCTTTCTTTAGCTTGTTAAAAGCCTTTTTCTGCTCGGCTGTTAGTTCACAGACCGGATATAATCTATCATCCATAATGTTCCTTTCTATTTTGTTTTACTTTAATTTAATTCATATCTAAACTGTTTTACTCTAATTGATTCGTACATATTTACCTGTGAGGTCGCATGTCCTTAATACTTCTGCATTCTCTTCGCCGAAAGCGATTAAAATGCTACCACAACCGGGCGAATCTCCACGAGTACCGTCTGGGCGATAGAAGCGAATCCGGTTCCGTAGAAATTTCATAGCCGTTGCTTTTTCAAAGATGATATCTTGAAACATCTTGCTATCGCACCGATTGAATAGTAAAGCAATGCCGTTGCCATGCTCTGCCAGCCTCTTTACAAAGTTCTCTATAAGCGGACGGGAATAAGGCGGGTTAAGCCAAACCCTACCTATCCAGTTTTTTGTTAATCCGTCATGGTTCTTGTTATACATTCGAATAGCTGTTTGCCAAAGTGGATTAACTGGAGCGCACGGATCTGTATCAAATACACCCAGCGCATCTATGATTTCTTTCGGTGTGTACCATTCATCGGTAGCAGTAGCCGTTCTTTCAAAGGTTGTATTCATTTCCTGTTTAGTTATGAATTAAATTTTTCTTCTATATCTTGATAATCTATACAGCTTATAGGAATACATAAATCAGGTTCTTCTAATTTGATGTCAGGTCCATAACATTCTATCTTTTTAGCACAATTAATACAGAGATATTCTTCATTTTCCATAATGTTCCTTTCTTAAATGTTTGATTGTTATTTATTCTCGAAAATATGCGCAAACACACACTTTTCATCAGACAGTTCCAAGCCGAGTTGCGACGGGTATCGTTTAATATAATTATAAAACTCAAACATCTTCTTGTCATCGTCACCGCAGCGGTCTACCAACAGCCGGATGAAAGCCAGAAGACAGTCGGAGTCGTTTCCGAAGTTTTCCTGTGTGGATAGCTGGGATTTATCCACATCTTGTTTCAATTTCCGGATCGCGGCTATTGCTGTGTTGAAATTGCGTTTTGCATCATGACGCAATTCATAACCTTGTTTTCCCATTTCACTTCTCAAATCGTATAGAAGCGTTTCCACGACGTCAGTCAGGACGTATGCCATATTGAGCGTCGTATTAAGATTTGTTGTTCCTACTAACATGATTTATGATACATTTTTCAATTCCACTTATGCGCCATGAACTTCTCGATGGCTGCTTTACTTTGGTATACAACAGGCATTGTTTGCACATAGGCTTAAGATGCCTTTCGGCATTATGAATGCCGTTACAAATTACTGGATAACCTTGAATTATCATCTGTTTGGTTACTAACTTTGTAATTTAGTGAGTAAATAACAGGCATAGGAATAGGTTGTGTGAGCCTGTTGAGTACCACTTCCCTTTCAGTTAATTTTCTAATTGTTTTCATTGCTCTTATATTTTATATATTTCTGATTTACAGGTATAAAGTTACTTATTTTTCCACTTGTAAACAAACATTACTCGTTTTATTCACAAGGCTTTATCTTTAATTAACCTGTTGACAAACAAGTGCTTCCGATACGCTTCGAAGCTCTTTCAATAGCATCCTTATTACCCTTTTCGACAAGCTTCTTTTCTTGCTCAAGATATTCTGCGTATGATATGCTATTATTACCACGCTCCTCTATCTCTTTTTGTCGCTGAATGCGGTATTGCTCTCGTTCATAACGTTCGATGTCAATACGTCGCTCTTTGATATACTCCAGGAGCGAACAAGTAATCTTCATTGGACCAATGGCTCCATAAAACGGCCCATATTTTCCCAACTTGAGCCTGGATATGAAGTTGCATATTTCAGCTAAATTCATCCAATAATACTCACCCAGGACAAGGATACAAAGTTCATCCAGTTGTGAGTCTGCTATACCCTTCCCTTGCTCCGCATAATCGTTTAGGCTGTCAAACTGCACTTTCAGCCACCTAAGTGCATTGTCTTCACCGTACACGGAGCGGATGATGGACAACGAAGGTATGTTGTCATTCATTGCAATATCCGCAAGTGTAAGATTCGACTTCGCAAGTTTCCCTTGCAGGTCAGGATTGTAATCAACCGCCATCCGGGAAGGTGTCGGATATTTCTCCAATAAAGCCAACTGCTTTTCGTTTAGCTTCTTGTTCTGCAAGGAATTTTGCGTCCGCTTCTGCGAACTCAGCCATGAGTTTAGATTTTCTCCGCTCAGAATCAATTCGCTTCTGCTCGTAGATGTTGTTGGTAATTGGTTTTGGTTCATAATTGCCTTTCTTTTTCAGTTCAATATTCAACCAACGGGAGAAATGCGATTTTGCATCCTTGGGAGACTTTCTTACCTCTCCCTCGTTTTGGAGCTTCTCGAAAAAACGTTTTAAATACATTCCGAACATGTCTATCGTAAAATCCTTATGACCGGAATTACGTGTATTCATCGTTACGATTTCAATCCAACTTCTGTCACATGATAGTTCATCATAGCATTCGCTTAATGTTTTGTCTACAACCTCGGGAGGGGGAAACTTTTCTTTATCTCTCAATAGAGAGATTTCTTTTATTTCCTTTTCCTTTCTTTTCTTTTGTTGCATTTTCACCGAATTTAAAGCAGTTTCTTCGGAAATAACCGGGGTTTTTCCGGAAATAACCCCGGTTTCTTGAGAAGTAACAAGCTCCTTTTCTTCATCAATAAGCAAATATTCAGTAATGCTCACTCTTCTTTTGAGCAGTTTACATATATACAGGTATCGCTCTTGAATCCCTTTTGACGTAATGATTTGTTCGTCATCATACAGTTTCTTGGAGAATAACCCTAGTGTCATGCAGCTTCTGATGACCTCCAGTATATACGCCTCTTCAAACCCGGTTTGTTCCGATATAATGAAGGGCAACTCTTCATCCCACCTCATGTAGTACCCACGCTGGTAGATAAGACATAGCAGGAGAGCATATACTGTTATAGCCTTGCCACTCTGATACTTGATTAGTTTCCTTATTCGTATGTCTTGGAATAAATCAACATCCATTGGGAAATAACTCAAACCTGTCTTATTAGGTCTCGACATAATTAAATCTAGTATTTTAGAAATTAACCAATGGATTTGCCATGTATGCCTATTGTATTCATCTATAAAAAGCGAAGGCTTTCGAGTTTCTATACCCTTGATGTGGTGTTTAGGGTATATACTCCAAGAAAGCCTATTTAATATCCTTTTGTCATCAAACACCACTAAGATGATTCATTATTTTCACGGTGTAAAGCTAAATAAAAGTGACGTAAAAACAATCACTTCAAATCAGTTTTTTTTCCGTGATTAACGTTTTTTCAATATCCCTTTCTTTGCAATGCCATGTCCTGCTTTGCAAAGGATATCTGCGTACGTATATTATCTCCAGCATGAACAAGTGTTCGATTTATGCGATCTAGCCATACAACCAACTGATTAGCAGTCACACTTTGGGCTGCAACAAACTTTATTGCAACAGTAGCCGGAACCCGCGATATAAACTCCATGTGCTGCGAATATATATTTGCAGTCACTTGATCCTGATATGCTTTTGCATCAGCTAAGAGTTTCCCTGAACGGGCCAAGTAGACATTTATGTCAGTAAGACGTTCTATTAGTTCTTTTGGGTTATCACTAGCGGTTGTTTCAAGGAATGACTGCATTTTTTCTATTTCCTGTATAATAGGAAGAAGAGGACAGTCATCTATTTTGCACGTCCCTGCACCATCGTTTTTAGGGCAGTATTTACAGTTTATTTCCATACAAATACTATGCTTTTATTGAATCTTTAATATATGATACTAACGCTTCCCCTAATGGATGAAAACGCTTCAACCCCATAAAGACAAGTCCTGAACTCATGCCACTGTGACCTTGTTCACAGAAGATAAACCGACATCTTTCAAATCTTTCCAACACTTCCTTTGATGTATCATTCAAAATCTCAATAAACGTCAACCAGCAGTCAAGTTCCATACCATGATATAAGTCATTCAGTCTGATAGGAACTATTTTATCCCAGTATTTTAAATGTTCTTCCGGAATAATTCCCCTTGCACGTTTTCTGTAATCTGCGGTTAATTTAGGGATCTTAGCCTTAAATTCCGCCTCTTTACGTTCGTACTCTTCGCGTATTTTGCGAATATATTCATCATGCTCCACTTTTGACTTGCCGGTCACTTTGACATACACGTCATTGAGAGAATCGGTAGAATACAACGTTTTCTCGTTAAATTCACCATAACATGGTGCATTCTCCTGCAATTCTTGATATGCTTTATCAAGATTGATTCCTGGGTAAAATTCAATTTTCTTCATTGTTATATTAATATTATAAGTCAAATAGATTTGTTTGCACTAAAATCCCTTTATTTGTTTTTATTTCTCCGTGGCATTCATAGCGGAAACGAGAATTACCTTCTTTGAAATGAAACTTATCTTTTTCACATCCCCAATAGTCGAATCCTAGCTTGTAAGCTGCAATCCGGCTACTTTGACTACCCATGTGAGCATCACCGATCTTATAACCGGGGTTGGCATATTGATTGAGTAACCACCCATATAGAATCACAGGCTTTTGGCAGGGATGAATCCGCTTTTCATTCAATTTTTTGTTTCCTTGCTGGATAATTGCCTTAGATAAATCCTTTCCACAATAGGTTCCCTGAATCATTCCCCGCCACATGCAATATATAAGGTCGGTTCTGTCATTCATACTGCAGTAAGCTATTTCACAATCGTATTGGTCAGTATCACCATTTAGCTTATCCCAAACAATGCGTCCACCAGTAAAGTCGTAATTAAAGTAGTTTACTCCCCATATTATCTGATTTCGGCTAACCCTTTTTACTTCATCGAAATATTCTGGAGGGGGAACTCGTGAATCCCAGTCTGATTTCGGATAAACGGATTGTTTAACATACAGTATATTACCATTACTTTGTTTTACAGTATTGGGCTTGATCGAAGGATTATCCGCTCCAATTCCGTATGGTGGATCATCTATGAACAAGTCAAAGAAGTTATCTGGGAATTTCTTTAAGAAATCCATTCGGTCTATATTGCATACTTCGCTTATCGGCATAAATTTTCTTCCTTTTATTTGAAATGATTAATAAGTTCTTCTACTGTAGCCTTGTGATAACTTCCTGAAATAATAGTGGCATGATTCCAATTTTCATCCCAAAAGAACATACTGCCTTTGGGTTCTGTGAAATAATGATCGTTACCAATAGAATCGTCATAAGAAACGCTAAGAGGGGAATCTGTTATAAACCACTGCATGTAGTTACTATCGTCCCTCAATGCGGCTATAGCAAGAAACAAATCCTCTTCGACTCCACAATCAATAAATTTCCCGCATAAAAGGCTATGTTTATCAAAAGGAATATCAAAAGCATTTGCCATCACATAGTGAGGAATGTCAAAACCCTTTTCTTGGGAATATTGATAAGCCCATATTATATGGCAATTATCCGTCCAGACAGGAGAATTTTTGATATACCCCAATTCTTGTAACCTCTTACGAAGTTCCTCCGTATTTTTTCTAATAAAACAAGGCGTTGTAAATCCCATAACTTTTTATTATCTGGTTTAACATGCTTTCTTCAACTTATTAAAAGGTTTCGGTTTATCAAACCTAATCCCGTCTTTAAACTCTGCTATTAACTGATAAAGTTGGTTTCTATAAATATCACCTTCTTTATAGTCCGTTTTATAATGGTGATTATAAGAACAGTTTTTTAGAGTGGTTAGTATCTTAAACGTATTCAGCGCATTAAGATATACTGCTCCCCATTCTGTCAGTTCCACAGTAACAGTATCATTCAAATCTATCTCTTCCATAGTTCGTTTTTTATCAATTATTAGTTAATTACCAATCACCACCATCATTTAATATACCATCAATAGTAGTTACGCTATTTTCAATGTTGCTACCTCCATATTGCGTAAATTCCGGTGTAGGATTATAGTCTGTATCTCCGTGCATCATTACATGAAGTGAACCACTGGCTGAATACAGCCAAAGACGTTTGCCGTCCTTATCCCATTTTTTAGCTAATCTTTTCAATGAATCAATTAGCTTATCTTCTTCGAGGGTACATTCTATCCCGGCTTCTGTTTGATATTTGCTCATTTCTATTTAGTTTTTAATAATGTTTGATTATCAGAATTTTATTTATCTTCGAATCGCATCTAACGGTGGGAAGGGCTGACAAATATTTAATCAGCCACTTTCTACCTTTATATTGGAAATTTGATCGTGAATATACTTCACACATATCACCACAGTTCTTTAGTACGTCATCAGGAATATTTTCCCATGTCGTTTTTTCTATAAAACGGTCAACTAAAGGATGTTCATCACATTCTCCCCAATAGTCCCAAGTACAAAAATAGACTTCATCACGATAACCCGAATAGTTAAACGGAGAGCCTTTATGTCTGTACTTCTTTCCTGTCTCTTTATAGGAGGCCCAATACAAGGTTGATAAATCTATCTCAAATCCTTTGCGATAGAGAAGCCGGACTATCCGTTTCTCCTGTTTATTCCAAACTTTATTTATTTTAGGTGTTCTACTCATAATTCAGGTATTGGGTAACATAACTCGCTAATAGTTTTCATCAGCCAACTTCGATACTGTCCAAGTGTTTGAAAAGTCACTGCTTGCGCATCATTAGCTACAATGCGAATAATTTCCATTTTGACCTTATCTATATGATGGCTTAAAAAATCATCTTTGTTAGTTTCGAGTATTTCATCGAATGAAGGGATAGGCATCCAGTGAGTCACATTGTCTATCACATAATACCCGCGATTATATTTCAGCCACTTGTTTCTGATGAAACATGCTCTAAATACCTCACCATCACTATCCATTACAATACAATCATTCGATGAATCGCAACCAGCCTTCTCTTTCACACTTATCCAAGGTGATTGATTTGATTGCCATTCAGCACCAGCTTCAAACGCATTTTCCACCAGCAACCTTATATTCAAATCTGAATACGGATAATTCTTTTCGCAATATTCTTTCTCGGCTTCTTCTAATGTCTGTTTCATATTACTCTGTTTTACGGTTTTCTCTTAATTTTTCTTCACTGACGGTTGTATTAGAAATTGTATTTGTATTATTGGGTTTGCAATACAAACACATTTGGGTAAAAGGTGAATATACCCTTCCACACTTCGGACAAATCCATCCTTGCTGTCCAAACATTCCGTTATACGGATTGATTGCGCTTGATTCTTGTTTCATAATACTAATTATTTATGTTGTTAATAAAATTGTTTTATGTACTATTTTACCTTCATATCATATTGATAATTAAGGATAATAGTTATTATTTCAAATTACATGATTCACTTAGAACCACTAAAATCGGTAAAACAGTGACAACCATTTTTCAGATTGTCACTGTGTCGATTGGCATCAACTTAAAGTGTCAGACCGAAGCCCCAACACAACTTTCATCTTAGTTAGTTCCTATCCGGCTACCGTAATCGAAGTATTCGATTTTGTTACGGGGAGACCGAGAATCTTTTAAACTATCCGACAGTTCAGATCTTAGCTTTTCGTTTTCAGCTTTTAACCGGTAACACTCCGCTCTGTATTGAGCGCATTCAGTGAATGACTTTAACATTGCTAAGTATTGGCTTATTTCTACCTTAATCATTGCTTTATAGTTTGTATTATTATCTTATTATACTTCCATTAAGACGCTGTGTGGTCCTTATATAGTCATCCAGTAGTTCATGAAGAATGAAGTCCGGATAAACATTGATTGCGCCGAAACGTTCAATATTTACCTTATTGACCGGATACCCCCTTTTTCTGCATAATCGTGCAGCATCATTGCTAAGCTTTGAAATGTCACTCACATAGATCGGTAATTTGTACCTCTGGATATATGATGACATGGTGGAGCACCCATAGTTACCAATGCACTTTGAAGACAACTTTTTTATTTCCTCTTCGAGTGCGCTTAATCTTAGCTCTGTAGTTTTAAGCCTTTTCTCTTGTTCCACATTCGTTTTGGCCAACTGAAGGATAAGTTCTGCTTGGCTCATTTCAACTGTTGAGTTCAAAATATTATCCATTGCTCTAAATTTTAATGTTCTGATTACTCGCTTATCTCTCTAATTGAAAGTTCAGGGAATCTATCACCTTTCACGTGCATTGACATGACATACATATAGCAGAAATCAGCCGCCTGTTCGTATGTTTCGAACTTAAATGTTACGCTTGAACCTTTCTTAGAAACTTCGTATTTCATTGTTTTATATTTTAAAGTGTTAGTTAATCTCCTACATAATGGGCCCCATATCTACCGGTGCTATTCGGATTGTAATATGCCGACGAAGGAATTGATAAATCATTGTATGCTTTGCTAGGAGTAGACTTAGCCGCTCTTCTTATAGCTTCGTTACTTTCTGTCAAAAATTTATCAGTTCGTGCTTTTACTGCTTCCTGCGTGAAGATAGCTTGAAGTTTTGCAAGCTTCCAAGTTGCTTTAAGCACCTCACCGAAAGTCTTACCTTGCTGCTTGCCTGAATACTTATACGATCTGTGAGCGTTTTTCATTATCTCTGATAAATTGTAGCGTTTCATATATTTAGGAGTTAATTGTTATTAGTTCTTTTATTTGATGTAAAGATACAGTATTTACTGTATATCGTCAAACAAAACAACTATAATATACTATTTCTTTTGCATAAATTAATATAGTATATACTGTATTCTTCATAAATAATCTGTATTTTTGAAATCAAAAAGATAATTATGAGAATAAAGGAACTTTTAAAAGAGAAACATTACACACAACAAGAATTGGCAGATAAAATGAATGTAAGCCTATCTGCTGTTAGACAAATGGTTGCTGCTGAATCATTGACAACTGCTACACTTGAAAAAATCGCCACCGCCCTCAACGTCCCCATGTGGCAGCTATTCGCGTCCCCGGAAGAAGTCGCCCAACAAACCAAGTCTGACACCTGCCCACACTGCGGTCAACCAATAGTAGTAAAAACAACAATCGAGAAAGGCTAACAAATAAGGGATGAAATGCATCTCTTTATTTATATAGCTCCCTAATAAACCGATATTTTAGCTATAAACATGTTAATTAACGTGTTAATTAAGCCGTTAATCGTTTGCTTATTGAATTATTGTTTGTTTCTTTGCATTAAAATGCATATATTTGAATATGCAGTTATATAATTAGTGACCAAGAACCCTAAAAAAATGACAAAATTTGAACAACAAAAAATCATAGAAATAGTACTTTATATCCTTAATAAAACTGGGGGTATGGACTATTATCATTTGTTCAAGATATTATATTTTGCCAATCAACGCAGCTTGGTTGACTGGGGACAACTGATGATAGCAGATAAGTTTTGTGCTCTTCCCCATGGACCAGTACCAACAATTTTGTATAGTACAATACGGGGGCAAAAAAGCGTTCTTTCAAAAATGACAGATGATGTTCATGTTGTAGATTACTATCTATTATCTAAACGTGAACCGAATATGGATTATCTTTCACAATATGATAAAGACACTTTAGATTTATGTATTTCCAAATACGGGAAAATGAGTTTTAAGGAGTTGGAAAAAACTTCTCATACAACTTGTTGGCAAAAAGCGAGAGACAAAAAGGGGAATCATGTTATTGATCCGGGTGATATTGCCCTTGATGGAGGAGCTAATGATGAACTTGTAAAATATATTAATGATTCAATAGCATTTGATGAAACCTTCGGAAATTAAGATAGGAGATGTGTTTTGCGTTACGATGAACAAGGCCAATGGAGTAGTACCCAAACCCGGAGATACCAGTCGTGATAAATTTTTTGTAGTACTTGGCTTTGATAACGATGGAAACGTTTATGGTGGTGTCATCTTTAACTCCTTTATTAATATGAATCTGCCACCTAATGTACGAGCAATGCAACATCTTATAAAAGGGGAAAGTTATGATTTCCTTTCATATGATAGCTACATAGATTGCTCTTCAATTAAAATAGTAAAGAAGAACAAACTTCTTAAAAGTACTAGTTTAGGCACATTGGATGAGGAAGATATTAGCCTTGTTTGTGATAAGATAAAGAGTAACTCTCGAATCAATAAAGCCGAATTAAAAAGGTTCGGACTAATTGATAAATAAAGCCAGATATAATGTCTGGCTTTATTTATTCCAATGCAGTAATAAGGCAGATTAAAAGCTGAAAACAAAATGTCAAAGAACGATTTGCCGATAATAAAAGTTGAACCAATCGACACAAGTTTTATTTCTCAAAATCAATTTGTCCAGACAGTATCTCGCATAGAGCTTCCAGCTGCCCCAAAATATAAGGCTTTATGTCTTCACTGCAATCATTAGTAAATGCAAGAAGGACCTTTGACAGCTTATGCCATTCTTCTAATTCATTCGGTTTCATAAGTGTAAATTTTTAAAATTGGGGATTTGAATATAAAAACTAAATCGAGACATTGGACGCCAAGTAATACATTCTTCATTACAGTAATTCCACTGCTTTTCTCCAAAACAGCTATCTAATGCCTGAACTATTCTATCAATATAAGATTGAAATAATGGAGCGTTGAAATTTCTACGTATGCCAATCGATAAAGAGGGAGCATAAATAGATGTTTTGTATTCTGCCCCATCATCCAAGGTCCAATAGCCACCTCTAGTAACTGTGATATGAGGACTGTTTTTGTCTTTATATTCATTAGAAATACTCCAATATGAATCATGATGATAAATAGCTTCTTGCTCATAGACTTTCAATCCAGTAGCATTTTTTATCAGTTTCTTTAGGCACCGAATATCTTTTATAATTTGCGAAACAGCCATAACTACATGTTATTCAAATAATCGGTTACCACTTTGATAAATTCGTCAAGGGAACGGACAACGACGTATTTGTTTCCAGCCGCCTCGCATTCCTTCTGCCATTCTTTTTGTGCTGTTCTTTGGTACTCACCTGGCTTTTTCATTTCTATACACAAAGCACCGTAGAAACGATTACTTTTAAGAAGTATCAGATCTGCAACCCCCGAAAGCATCCCTTCTTCTTTCATGTATGCCCCGTTTCTAGCACTTCTTCTTGCTGCATTAGGAACAGCAAATAAGATGTTTCTTAATTGGGGGTATTGGAGGCGAAACCATCTAATACAAGATGCTTGTATCTTATGTTCTTCACTTTTCGGCTTTCTACGAATATTGGTTCCACAATATTTAGCTTTCATTTCTTCGTATGTCATAATACCCTAGCAAGTTTAAAATCAAGCAACATCAATAACTCATTGAATTTCTCTTCATACCAAAGCGGCTGTGTTTCTTTGGGATTATTACGGTTGACTTGGTTCTCACCATACGACAGACCGGATTCGGTTATGGATTTAAAATACTTATCTCTACCTTTTGATGATTTCCTTTTCATATCACATAAGATACCTTTCTGAATCGCTCTTTGATTAAACGCCTGTGCGCTGATGGACAAACCCGCTTCTCTGAGTAATTCAGTAGCAGATTTGAGTACTCCATGTGATGGAGTATAATCAGGGGTAGGCAACCCAAGAGGTGCAGCTATACTCTTTGCCAGCATCAATTTAGATGTATCGTTTAAATTAAGCGTCTTTATAAGCCATGTAGCAACCTTCATTTTGTCGGAGATGGTTGGCTGTTTCACTTCTGTTTTTACCGAACTGATTATCGGTTCAGCTTTCTCGGTTTCCAACGCATTCCAACGAAGGACTAACTTAGCCCTTGTTTCATCATTGAACTTGGAAGCAATGTACATGCACTCTTGATAGTTTAATTCATAACAAGGTAAAGCCCTGCCTGTTGAATCCCTGTATTCACTGAGGGAAAATTTTCCCTCAGTAACTTTCTCCCATGCCGGTTCCATTGCACGGATAGCCTTTAACACATCATTGTGTTGTTTACCTGCGAGCTCTGCTATTTCAAGAGAGCTCATAGTCTGTTTTGATAAAATTAAATCTGACATTGTTATAAAGAGTATTTTGAATATTTTAGGGGAAGATTAAACGGATTGAACACTTTACTGATTAAAGACAATTTAGAAGAATTATTTAGATTAAGAACTTCACTTACGCCTTTTACCCATTCAAGACCAACACGGACTTTAGTTGTTAGTGATGGTTCACGTTTGGGTTTGTTCTGGTTTTCGATTACTTTCCGGACGCTTTGGTGAAATACTTGGCGATAAACCTCAAACACCGGTCTGACCTTGCGAGCGATAAAGAATTCCATGCAGGAAACTGTAAGTTTATACTCATTTGTAGGTCTGCCTCCATTTGAGTTTTCCGCATTTCTGCGTAAAATTTGATAATCAACACTTTCTGGGTTTTTGCCATTTTGGGCAAAAACCCCTTCTTCAGTTTTGCCATTTTTGGCAAAGGTGTTATAATCAACTCCTTCAATAAAGTTTTCTTTGAGTGCACGCACCGCTTTACCTTTTTCTGAATACACCAACATCCACACTTCATCAAGATTGATTGGAAACTCATTGTTAGATTGTGATAACTTTAATACAGCGTTGAAATATGCTTTTATTTCACTTTCACTGCTATCTTTAGATAAAACTAAATTTGTTGCCATATATTTTAACTTTAACTATTATAGAGATGAACTAATAATATTTATCAGTTCATCTCCGTTAGACTAACCTTCAATTATCGCCCAATCTGGCAAATATTCTTCACTGTTGATCTCCTTCATTAGTATCTGATTTATTGTTAGGGATTACTTTTGTTTTACCTCCAGTCTTATCAACGATAACCGGTTTTCCACCTACTGTAGTTTCGGTACATTGCCCTTCAGGGAACTTATCAATAAAGCGAACTACCTCTTTATCTTCTGTAGTATTACTTCCTTCTTTAGTTTCATAAGGGAATACGTCTACAATAGAAGTTTCAGATACCATGCCGATCTGATAATCAGCCATTGTACCCTTCATGCCCTCGTCCAGTTTCTTCACTGCGTCGCGCAGGTCGGCTGCCTGAACCAGCACTTGGGTAGAAGTCTTTTTCTCGGCACCGCTTTTTTCGCCATAGGTGATAAAGATCAGTTTGCATTTAAACCAGCGGTCAGCGCTTTCTTCATCGCTGGGGAAAAGTTCGCTATAGTTGGCTCGTTTGATGTCGGAAACGGTAAATTCTCCTGTTATAAATGGAGTCATCTCCTCGATAATACGTGCTTCTGCTTCTGTAAAACTAAGTGCATCTACCAAATAAGGTTCCGTCACTTTCTTCTGCATTCCGTTATCCATCACCTTTTCGTAACGGATCTTGCACTCAAACCATGTATGCATTGCCATAATTAATCCTCCTCTTGTTTTACAAGTTCTTTAATTAGTTCCTTATTCCATCCTTGAATAAATCCGTTTTCGTCAATATTCATAATGATATAGTCACCATATCCTTTATCTGCCGGACACATGATCTTAGGTACATAGCCGTCATAAGAAACAATAGCACTATCATCTTCATCAACAATATCACATATAAAATCATCACACACTTTGTAGTGAACATTAGCAGTTGTTCCCTGCATCCAGTTGACTATTCGACCAGTTTCAATCGTTATAATAGGTCTCCAACGATAATGGTTATAGTCAGGTTCTTCTTTTATTTGTACAGCGCAAGGAATAAGAGGGCTGCCTATACCATTACTCTCGTATAAATCAATGTCTCTTATTCCGTTTACTATTGCATCCTCCCAATAGCGAACACCTGCATCTACTTTCAGGTAGACAGCCTCAAATTCAGTTGGTTTATTGATTGTAATTTTCATATACAATATCTTTTAAGTGAAATAATACATTTTATTATTACCAGTACCTATTTTCTTGATACGTACTGTAGCTATAAATGGAAAATCTTCTTTGGAAATTTTACTAAGTGCCTCTTTTATCGGAGAAGAGTTAGTAAAGAATTTATATTCAGCTCCTTCATGCCTAATCTTGACTACGCAACGATTATCTCCATGTTGAGTTTTAACTCCAGATTCATAGTCAAGTACCTCTATCTCACAGTTGAGTATATCGGTTATTGATATTTGCTGTACAGGGAAAATATTACGTCCCGCGTCAATATCAATTCCAAAATCAGAAAACCTTTTCATTTTTGATTACAGTTTTAATTAAGTGCTTTGAATTACAATGTTTTGCCCATCCCATCCATGAACAAAGTGCTATCTTGCAGTTGCAGGATGTAGTTTTCTTTTTGTTCAACACTGCTACTTTTCTACAGAAGTTTTTCTTGATACTTTTCCGCATTAAAATATGAGTGTGAAAGAAAACATAGCCAACAAAGTCAATTCCTCTATTATCAACCGGGAATATTTGATAATTGTCTTTTAAATTTAAATGAAGCTTATTATGCAGATATGATTTTATATCTCCAAGCAGAGAGTGAAGCTCTTCTTTGTTTGATGAAAGTATTACCATATCATCAGCATATCTATAATAATACTTTATACGTCTTTCCTCTTTAAGCCAGTGGTCAAAGTAAGATAGATACAAGTTTGCAAAGAACTGAGAAAGATAATTACCGATAGGTATTCCCGGAGCAGAATCAATAATACCGTCGAGTAACTCAAGAAGACGTTTGTCCTTAACCTTCTTTCGGACAATATTCTTAAGTATCAAATGATCTATTGACGGATAGTATTTACGAATATCCATTTTCAGGCAATATTTTGTATTTTGGATATCTTTCAAATCTTTCTTTAGATGTTTCATTACTCCATGGATACCTCTGCCCTTAATACATGAATAAGTATGTGAAATGAATATCGGAGTCCATATATCTTCGAGGATATTCATTATCGCATGATGAACAACACGATCACGGAAAGGGAGCCGGTATATTTCACGTTCCTTAGGATCATGTATGATAAAAGTTTGATATTCAGAAGTAACGTATTTACCTTCTGACAGTTCCTTATGAAGGGTATTTATGTTGTCATCCAATTCTTTCTCAAATTGAATGACCCCATAAGTATTTCCCTTGCCTTTTCTTGCTTTGGTATATGCAAGGTAAAGGTTATCAATGTCACAAATACGATAGTATAAATTTCCAAATCGTTTCATAAGCCTTTGTTTCTAATAAGAGTCTTCGGATAAGCCCTACCGACACCGTTTGAATTGTTATTTTCCACCAAGAGGTGAGGCCCCTGCCCATTGGATTATTGTAACATAGGTGAGACCTGCTACCTGCATTCGCATTTGCATTATCGTAATTCGAATCGTTGAAAGCGAAAGAGGAAGGAGACAAGGACAGGCAACCTTTATATCCTATCCTATCTGGATATCTTTCCAAATATCAATAAATTGCTCTGCTGCATAATTTGCAAGCTCGCGTGTCCGAAATTTAAGGCGAGACCCGCTACCCGCATTCGCATGCGCATCATCGAAAAACGAATCGCGGAAAGCGAAAGAGGAAGGAGACATTTCAAACCAAGGATAATACTTATATTCATTATAATTATCCCAATCAGGAATCCATCCCTCGTTAAGGGCTTCTGCAATTACAATCATCTTATACTGTGCCTCAAAATGTTTGCGCATGTCAGTGGGAAGATTGGAAAAGTCAGGAACATCCGGTCTGCCGGTCAGCTTACGGGCATCCTCAAACGTTTTGACTAACTCTGTAATCTTTTTATTTTCTTTTTTCATGATGATAATATTTAGTTAAATAATGAACTGTTTCCAAAGGTCAATGAATTGTTTACCACAATACTCTGACAATTCTTTACTTTTCAAGCAAAGGCGAGACCCGCTACCCGCATTCGCATCGGCATTACCGTAACACGAAACGTAGAAAGCGAAAGAGGAAGGAGAACCATTAGTCTTGAACCACGGGTACCATCTATATACACTACTATCACATACATCCGGTACCCAACCTTCGTTAAGGGCCTTGATAATGGTTACCAACTTTTGATAAGCAATATCATGTTTAGTAAGACCGAGTTCCATCAACTTATTTTCATCAAGAGGACTGGTACTTAATTCGCGACATGCATCTTCATAGGTTTTAACTCTATCTGTTATCTTTTGAGAGAAAAAATCTTTTCCAAAAGACTCTTCCAAAATAGATTTTAACTCGCTGGAACCACTTTTGTAGAATTCTCTAGCTTTTTGTTCACTGATTTGCAAAGTTTTCATTGTCAATTTTATTTTTAAGTTTCTTACTAATTTTCCTGCATTGTCTTGCTTTATCACACTCACAAGGCTTCTTACAATATTTATCAATTAGCTCTGCACTCTTATCAAGAAGCCGAATAATAGTCTGTACATCTGTCTTGCATACTTCCATTGCCTTTAAGTATATGTTTGCGAATCCAAGAGAAACCACCATATATCCATTTATTTTGTTTGCACAATAATATCCTATCACCCTTGGGGTAGAATATAACCCAGCCAAATCCTTTTTTAGGAACAATTAATTCGAACCCAAAATCATTTCGCTGAATAACTTCATAGCCTAAAGATTTGATGGCAGGAAGGGTTGTATTAACAAATTGACTATAGCGTTCTTCTCTTCGCTGTTTTACAAATTGTCCGTATTCTTTTCCAGCTTCACTCATGGCAATTCTATTTTATCAAAATCAATACCTTTTTCATTCATGAAGTCACCCAAAGCAATGATATTCTCACGGGTAGTAGTAACCTTGAAAGCTCTCGTTAACAGCTCAGGCTGTTGTACTTCGGGATGATTAATAAAAGGAGGTTGTTCGTTGGCTTTTTGTCCTGCCATGGCAAACGGATTGATCGGACGGGATTTGGCTTGTTCTACTTCAGCAGCTTTACGGGCTTCTTCGGAAGCCCTTCTTTCCTGCTCTGCCTTGATGCGCGCCTCTTCTGCTGCTTTGGCACGCTCACGCTGCTCTTTCAGACGGTTGGCATACTGAATGGTGGATGTGATGTTGAGCGTATCCATATAATAAGTACGGAGGACATCGAAATCCTCACCAAACCCATTCAGCGTGGAAAGTTCGTTCTCGACTTTGGAGAATATGGAATCAATTTCGTTGAATACATACTTCGTGCTTGCGGATTTTCTGAGCCATTCCAGTTTGAACACCTTGTTAAAGTCTACAAGATTTACGTTCATTCCATCAAAGTAGGTCTTGATAGTGGCTTTCTTCTTGTCCTTGTATTGCTGCTCGTTCTGCTTGACTACCGTGTCAATCCTAGCAGAACACTCACCAATAAGTTTTACGGTTTCGGTTACAACGTCCTTGAACTCCCCGAAAGGTTTCATAAACTCTTTCTCAATTTCAAGACGTTTGGCATTGAGGGCTTTCGCCGCCTTGTTTAAAGCTGCCTTGTCTTTCTTTGCTTGGTCAATGTTATCATCCGTGTAGTTGGATATATCGTACTTAGGCAGGTTTGCCATTACAATATCTCTGATTTGCTTTGCGTTGGTAGTAAGACTGCCTAACGTCTTTTCGCTTACGACCAGTTCTAGGTCGGTTTCTTGGATTGCTAATTGTGTATTCATTACTCTATCGTTTTTTTAATCAACATATGAAGTGTGGCAAAATGGACAACCGGTAGTAAGTTCTGTACTCGCTCTCTCAACTGATATTCCACCTTCGGAATAAATTTGCTTTTTGCAACGGTAGCATATACCATTAGACGGGGCAAACCCTATCCCTTTTGAAAAATTATCAGCCATCCAATCAGCTTGGTTGTTTTTGGCTAATTCTTTCAAGTATTCTTTTTGAGCAATTATTGCTTGCTGAGCATTATATGTTTTCTCCATTATTACTGTTTTTAAAGTTGTTTCTGTTCCTGAAAGACTCATGTTGCTCTTTTGTCTTGAGCCATTGAAGACATCTTTTATTTTCTGGGACAGTCAATTGTGCAACCACTCCAAGCATTTCATCAAATGATAGCTGTTCTGTGCTTTTATCATCTACATGGACATCAAAACATCCATTATCTAATTGTTTAATTATAATGTCCGATTTCATCATTCAATGTCTGCTATTTGGTTAATAATATCGTCCGCCATTTTAATGCGTTTCTCCATTTCCGCAAAGACCTTTTCGTCTGGTAGTATACGAACAATGTGAATAGGGTCTATTTGGAAAGGGTTGTAAACTACAAAATCAACCCAGTCTGCATCACAACACATTGCATGTGCCATACACTGATAGAAATATTCATATTTAACTTGGAGAAGTGAATCATTATCATAAACTTCACTCTTATATTTCATAAATGTGTTTTGAGACGGACATTTTATCTCAATACATCCACGTTCCTCTTCATCGTAGAAGAAACCATCAGGACTACTTGCAAAGTTTGGGATAGTGGGGTGCTTACACGCCCCCACTTCTACAATATGCCTTCCAGTCAATCTAGAATACAAATCGCGTGCACTCGATTCTTGCTCTGTCCCTAATCTCATTGCTTTGCTTTCTACATTGACAGTAGACAAATATTCGGCGAACGCAACATCATCATTAACTATTTCTGGATTCATAGCCCGTTCTGCCGCAACTTGGAAAATATAATTTTTGGCAGTATCACTAAACATGCCGCTCCTACCATTTTTCATAAGTAAGCCAACATTGCTCCCCGTTATGCTACCGAGACGGCACCTATACCAACCAAGCGATTTTTGTTCTGCATTTTCTATCATAACAGTGTTTTTTGAACAGGTTTATTATTCGCGTTATTTTGAGATTGAGTTTCTAATTGCTCCGGGTTAGGTTGTTCTTCCACCCCTGCGGCCTTAGCAGCAATTTCCGCAAGTTTATTACCTTTAGATTCTTTCCCAGTCACATCCTCGTATTCTGCAAATTTAACCTCTTGTTCTTCTTGTGTATACATTGCTCCAAGTTGAGCAGGAAAAGCTTCACGTAGTGCCTGAACCTTAGCAATCTTGGAAATCATGGTGGATTTCTTTTCATTCCATATAGATTGCTTTTTGTCGTATTCGGAAAGATTCACTTTCGCTACAATAGGAAATTTACGGTCTGAACGATAAACTTCACACCATCCTCCAACAAGAACATCTGTTTTTTCATTATAGAAACATCCTTCCACCTCTACAATTTGATTATCTCTGATAAGTATGACACCAGCCTTGAAACCTTCGTACTGTTCACTTGCGTCAGCTCGTTTAAAAAAAGCCTCTTTACTGACAATCATCTGCGCCGGTTGTTGTCCAAACTTGACAAGGAATGCTTCGTTCAAGAATGGATTAAGCTGGTTAAATTTGCAAATACTAATAAACTGTACAATATCCTGATCGGATACTTGCCCGCTACCTTTCGTTAAATAGTTACGTACAATATCAAATGATAATGCTACGTCATTACCCGCAACCTGATAAATGGTCTTTCCTTTACCAAATATCGCTAATGTGTCATTTTCTTGTTTTGTCAATTTGTTTTCCTCCATCGCTCAAATATTTTAAAGTTTAACAATATCTCGACAACCCCTGTATTAAGCAAAGGTTAGTTCTTTCTTCTTCTAAGTTTTTTTCCGTATATTCTGATGAAATACCAGAAGTTTCTAATTGTAGATTTATGTCTATTTCTTTTTTAACATCAGATATATCTTCTTTGATAAGTTGGATTATTTCTTCTTTGGGTGAATATCCATATTCAGGTAGATATTCAATATTACTGGACTCCACCTTTTTCAATTCAACCTCCAATTGCAATAATTCATTCACTAAATTCTGATTTGTAAGTTTCATACGTAACCCCAATCATATTAAGTATTTCTTTTAATTTTTTATTCTCTTTTTCTTTGTCTTCAAGAAGGCATTGTTCATACATGATTTTGTATGCGAATAAAGCCAAGTCTTCATGCTTCATTGCCAGTAATTCTTCTTTCGTTTTCATTGCTCTTATGTACGCTTTATTTATATGTATCTTACTTTTAATTCTACATCTACAGGTTTATCAACCATTGCAGAAAAAGAATCAAGTATTTTTTCTTTAACAAGTCTAACAGGGACATCTATAATCTTATACTCTACTAAAGAGAGGGAAATCCGACGTCCACTGTATGTTACCAATGTTACATCTTGGACAATATATGGACGTTTACTATTCATCTTCTTCCTTAAGTCTTTTTTTGTGTTTCTCAATATATAGTGAAGACCAAGAAAATATCACAAACGCAATCCAGAATAAAACTTTTTCAGGATTAGCAAGTAATATCATCACAACAAATGATAAAACCCAAATAGTCAAAAGCGGTGTTCTTTTCATAACTTATTGATTATCTATTATTTATGATGTAAAACTATATAGTTTTTGACTTTTATCCAAACGTTAAACTTGTATTTTTTGCGTCATTAACTTAGTATAACTATTTGAATATCAATTACTTTAATGTAGCATTTTTAATTACATCATAAGCATTACAATACCATCTTCCGTTTTGACGATCAGCTGGTTTCTTTTCAGCACGTATAACTCCAGATCCAACTAATCTGAATAATCGTCCTCTACCACCAACTATATCAGCAGCTTCACGTTGCCCAAACGTCTTATTGTTAAGTACAATTTTCAAAACTTCTTCACTAATCAT